TCATCAGAATATATGACCGGAGTTGCAACGGAATATAGCAAAGAATGGATTTCAGCTTTGCTGCCAACAACTAGACCAGCTCATGCAGCAGCTCATGGACAAATTGTTTCTAAAAATGGATTGTTTTATGTTGGTGGGGAATATCTTAGATATCCATCAGATACATCAATGGGAGCATCAGCAGGCAATACAATTAATTGTTATTGTACAGTTCGTTACGCCAAATAAAAATGTTTACTTTTTCATTTTTTGGCTTTATAATATAGGCAAATTTTAATGAGGTACACACATGTACAATTTGATGAATAATCAATTCCGTAAGAAAGATAAAGATCTTGAAATTAAGCACTTTGAAGTTCCATTTGAGATGAAAGAAGTCTCTGAAGATGGAGATTTTTATTTCTTCAAAGGCTATGCATCGACATTTGGCAATGTTGATCTTGGTGGTGATGTTGTGGTCAAAGGTGCTTTTAAGCAATCTTTGATGAAAAAATCTCCGATCATGCTTTGGATGCATAATAGGAATGAGCCAATTGGGGTTTATCCTGTTGCAAGAGAGGATGAAAAGGGATTATATGTTGAGGGAAAAATGCCGAAGAATGACACTTTTGTGTCTGGAAGAGTTTATCCTCAACTGAAAACAGGCTCTGTTGGTTCAATGTCTATTGGTTATTCAGTTGACCAATATGAAATTGTAGATGGAGTTACTTATTTGAAAGAACTGACTCTGTGGGAAATAAGTTTGGTAACATTCCCAATGAATCCGTTAGCAACAGTTGATTCTGTTAAGTCGATTGATGCTATCAAGACTGAAAGAGATGCTGAAAAGTTTTTGTCTGAATTTTTGTCAGCAAATAAAAGTAAGCATTTTATCAGCAGAATTAAGGAAATTCTTAGCCATCGGGATGCTGGCAAAAAACAGAATAATCGGGAAGATTATTCCAAAATCATCGAAATGTTAACTGAAATTAAAGGAAAGGTATAAAATGGTTGAAATCAGTGATGTTATGTCAGCTGTCCATGAACTTCGTGAAGAGGTAAACAAAAAGACTGCTGATAATGAAAAAATCAATAAAATTCAAGCTGAACTTGATAAAGCTGAAACTAAAAATCAGGAAATTGTCAAGAAACAGGCTGAATTGGAAAATGCTCAGCGTGAAATTGCAGCTAAACAGGAAGAGATTGAAACTCTTTCCAAGGCTGCAAATGACAATGCTGAACGCATTAAAGAATTGGAAAAAGAAATTTCTTTGCGTATTTCAGCTCCGGCTGGTGCTTCTGATGCTTGGAAAAATTCTGAAGAGCATTTGGCATTCAAAGAATATTTCTTGTCTGGCATGGGCAGTAAAACGATGCGCACTGACACTGATGTTCAGGGTGGTTATCTGGTTGCTCCGGAATTTGCAGCTGATATTCTGCGCCAGTTGCATGATGAATCTCCGATTCGTTCATTTGCAAGAGTTCGTACAACCTCTAAAAAGGATTTGACGATTCCTGTCCGCACTGATATTCCTGCTGCGAAATATGTTGGCGAAACTGAAGAGTCTCCGGAAAGCGAAGACAAGTTTGATTCCGAAACCTTGACGGCATATCGTCAGACTGTGACTTTGCCTGTTACTCTTGATCTGCTGCAGTTTAGCAACTACAATGTTGAATCTGAATTTGCTCAGGATGTAGCAATGGCATTCGCTATTGGTGAGGGAAGAGCATTCCTTAAAGGTTCTGGCAGCAAAATGCCGGAAGGAATTCTGACCAATGCAGATGTTGAAAGAATTGAAAGTTCAACCTCTGGAAAATTGGTTTTTGATGATGTTCTGGCTTTGCCTGCTGAATTGAAATCTGGTTACAAAAATCCTGTATATGGTTTCAATCGTCGTACTCTGTATGCTCTGCGCACTGCCAAAGATTCCAATGGTAATTACCTGTGGAGAGTTGGTGGCGAAACCATGCCGTCTTTGATTGGTGATTACAAGTATGCCATTTTTGATGACATGCCGGATGTAGCTGTCAGTGCAACACCTGTGATGTTTGGTGATCTGTTTGCTGGTTATACCATTCTCGATTCTACCCAGATGGGGATGATTCGTGATGAATATACCTCGAAAAAGAAAGCCATTGTTGAAATGACTTGGCATCGTTGGAACACTGGTCAGGTAACCATGGCAGAAGCCATTAAACTGCTTAAAATTAAAGCATAAGGAGAAGAAGATGAGTGCATATGATTTAGTTAACAACATCAAAGTTGTGAATGCTATTAATGCTGCAGCCATCACAGATGATTCTTCTGAATCTTCAGCCATTGACACTGCAGGATTTGAATCTGTCACTGTTGTTGCACAGATGGCTGCTTTTACTTCTGGAGCTGGTAAAATCCAGATTCTGGAGGGTGAGACTTCTGCTGGTTCTTTTACGGCAGTTGCTGATGAAGATCTCATCAATGTTCCGGAAAAAATGGCAGCAGCAGGTGCTGTGAGCAAAGTTGGCTATCGCGGCCACAAGCAGTTCATCAAAGTCAAGATTGTAAAAGATTCTACAATTTCTGCGACTGTTGGTGCTGTTGTTATTCTTGGCCATCCGCATCATAAAGCTGTGTAATTTGAAAAGGGCTGGGATTCAATGCCCAGCCCAATTTTTAAGAGGTTTGACAAATGTATAAATCATTGAAAAATTTTGCTTGGTGTATTGATTTCCAAAAAGTAAATTTTGAAAAAGACGAGGAATTTGATGAAAATAAAGCAAAACACAAAGAAATTATCGAAGAAATGATTTCTCATGGATATGCAGAAAAAATTTCTCCAGAAAAGAAAGAGAAAGTTCTTCAGGACATGACAAAAGTTGAATTGATCAAATTTGCTCAAGAAAAATTTAATGTTTCTATCTCTGGAAATAAGGAAGAAATCATCTCTCAGATTGAAAAACTTGAAGAAGAGTTTGGAATTGAAGACAACGAAGAATAACTGATATGGCAAAAACAGTAAGCATAAATGAAAAGGAATATCCTGTATATGCAACAGTTGATGAAGCTGATGCATATTTTGCAGGATTTTTCAATTCTAAGTGGGATTCGATATCTGGTGATGATAAAGCAAAATTGCTTGTTTCTGCAACAAGAAGCATAGACAGAATGCAATTTGCTGGGGAAAAAGTTGATCCTGAGCAGCCACTTAAATTTCCAAGAATTATATACTGTGAGCAAACATGTGATAAAATTTTGACAGAAGCTTGCTGTGAAGAGGCAATTTCAGTTTATAATTATAACACTGCTTTTGGATCTGATATTTCTGGCGTAAAATCTATGAAAGTTCAAGACACATCTATTGAATTTTCTGATGGAAATAAAGAAAATCAGTTCAAATCAGTAAATACATACAATCTTCTTTATCCTTATTTCGAATTTGGTGTGGAGGTTGGATATTGTTAATCAGGAATGAAAAAGACTTGAACAAAAGCAATTGTAACAGATTCAAAGCAATTGTTAGCCAGTTGCAGAATAGATCTGTAACAGTGGGCATTCACAAAAAAGACAATAAACCATATCCTGATAGCAATGTTACAACAGCAGAAGTTGGAAAATTCCAAGAATTTGGCACATCTAAACTTCCTCCAAGAATTTGGCTCAGAATTTTTAGTATTTTTTCCAAATTTAAGAAAGAACTTGACAGAATTGTGAATGTTTCTTTGAAAGAAAATTCTAGTGCAGATGCAATTTTGAAAGACATCGGTGGATATCAGAAAGAAAGAATCAAAGAACGTATTCTTGACAATGGGGTTTACCCTCATTCTAACAACGCAACTGGGATAACATTGGTTGATAAAGGTCAGCTTGTAAGTTCTGTTGATTGCGAGGTGCATTGATGTTCAATTCAATACTTTGTGGAATTAGAGAGAATGAAAAAGTTCAAGTTCTTGAAAAAATTTCTGAAATAAAATCTAATGGATCTGAGAAAATTTCATGGAAAAATGTTAAGGAAATTTTGTGTAATATTCAAGCAAACAGCAAATATGGTGATTCTTTAAGTGCATCAGAGGCTGGTGACAAAATTATTGCTGTTTATAATATGTACACAGGTGAAAAAGTTATTGAAGGACAGAGAATTTTAAGATATAATAATGGCATATTGTACGAAATCAGAAATGTAGAGCACAATGGCATCAATACTATTCTTGAACATTACAAAGCATATTTGGTGAGAGTTGACAATCAATGAGAAAACAAGCCATATTTGATTTTGTAAAAAATATATTGCCTAATGAATTTGATGGTAAAATTTATTGGGCTAATGAAAGAAAAGATGAGCCTGTAAAACCATTCTGCTTGCTTAGAGCCATTGTTCCGGAGCAAACAGACAGCACTACAACAGAAACTGAGATCGAAAACAATGTGCAGCAAGTAACAATGTATAAAAATATGGTTGTTACTTTTGCAATATTTGCAGATGGTATTGCAGAAAAGAATGATTTAGATGTGCAGAATTCTTTTGCAGAAAACAATGCAAGATTATTAAAAAACAATTTTGAAACTTTTGATACAGCATATGAATTTTTAGACAACGACATGTCTGTAAATAACATTTCAGAGTTAAGAGATTTGACAGAACTTGTCTCGGGCGGTTATGTTTATAGATATGAATTTGATGTCACATTTGGATTCAATGATGTTCTTGAGATTCAGAAAAATGTTGGTAAAGATGTTAAAATCAATATTGTGAGGAAAACTGATGATTAGTATTGATAAACTGGTTGAAATTGGGTTCACTCTCCCACAAGCAACTGACATTTCTGCATATCTTTCAAATGCAGGATACATTGGTGATTTTGCTGCTTCGGATGTTGTTACTGGATATTCAATTCCTGAAAACAAAGTTATTGTAATTTCCAGCATCGATTCTTTGAATTCAATTTTCAAAGCAGGAACTAAATATTATGCTGATATTGAAACAATTTTGATGCAGAAAAATAATACAAGCCCGAACCAAGGAAGAGTCAATCAAGTGATTATTTTCCAGAAATCAGACGAGGATTCTATGGCTGATGCTTTTGATGCTCTGATGGCCATCAATGCGAATTTTTCTCAGCTTTATGTTTCTTCCAATACAAAAGCTGATATTCTTGCGATTGCAGCAAAAGCTGAAGTTCAGAGACGTTTGTTCGTTGCACAGACAGCAGATTCTGATGTCACAGCAGGAACTGCAGAAAATGTTGCAGAAAGCCTTGCAGATAAAAATTTTGCCAATACAAAGCTTGTTTTCCATGCAGATTTGGAAAGTTTGAAAGGTGCTTTGGTGGGTGTTCTTGCTAATCCTAATCTTGGATCAACTGGAGATCTTTATTCTCAATTCTCTGGAGTTACTCCGAAAGATTATGATGATACATCAATGGCAAATCTTGACAAATACAATGTTGGATATTACTCTTATGTGAATGCCATCAATGGTGCTGGTGTAGAGCAATATGCTAAAAAGATTTTTTACGGCAATAAGCAAACCAATGGTGAAATAACCAAAAGAAGATATATCAGATTTACCATCGATCTTCTTTTGAAATTTAAAGTTCTTGACTTTTTGGCGAAAAAACTCACATATCAAGAAAGTTCTAACAGTATTTTGGAAGCAGATTTGAAATCTGTTTTAATTGGATGCCAATCTAATAATTTAATTGTGCAAGATAGTGAAGACACAAATGGTTTCTATCTGAAATGCATGCCGCTATCTGAGATCAGAAAAAAATATCCTTCTGATTATTCAAATCAGATATATCGTGCCAATGGATGGTATATTGATGCATTGACTGGAACGAAAGTTATTATTGATTTGACGATTGATCCGTCTGATGCTGAAAAAACAGCTATTGAGATGTAATAGGGAGTTATCAAATGAAGTATGATAGAAAATTGCAATTTGCAAGCCTGAATGGAATCAATTTGACGAATTTCGGGGATGCATTCTGTGAGCATCAGAGAGAGGGAGATGCAATTGAAAAAATCAAAGGAATCATTGGTGATCCGGTTACTTTGAAAAAATATGACCAGTTTGACACTTTCAGAATTACACAGAATGTGTTTTCTCCAATCAAAGGACAAGTTGACAATTGGGAAAAGTATGGAACTCCATTGACTTTCCAATATAAGGATGATAATACAGGAATCACAAAAACATCAACTTCTGCATATGTCCAGTCTCATACAGAGCCAGTTGATGGAGGACAGTGGGAAATGATTATATATTGTGAAGAGGTTAAATGATGAAACTTGTTGAAGTTGAATATGATGGCCACAAGTATGCAAGAAATGCCTTGAATTTTGGAGAGTTGACAAATTTCGGGGTTAGAATTGTGCAGAAACTGTTTGGATTTGGCGCAGTGACAGGCGTTGTTTTTGCAAACAAGTTTGAGCAGGGTGACAATCTTGATAGCTTTTACAGAGTTGTGAAGGATGTCTTTGATAAAGATGATTGGATCTGGATGGTAAATCTTTTCCTGCATGATAAAGCCAATGTTTTGTTTATCGATGGAAACCCTGTAGATGAACAAGAGCTTAATGAACATTTTGCAGGTAATTTTCTGGCAATCTATTATGTGACTGCCATGATGGCATATAATAGCTTGGGGGAATGGAAAGGCTTGAAAGAGAAATTGAGCGGATTATTCGGGGATGTGGCGGAATCATTGAAAAAACTGCTAGAAGACCAGATGGAAATGGTGAACCAAGGTCTGCAGAGGAAATTGAAAGAAAAACAAAAAAAATAATAATTTCCTTTTCTGTATTTTTTACACAGAACCAATTACCTTTCAAGCCGAAAGATATATATGAAATGGACATTGATGATTTGCTGATAACTTATGAAATAATTTTACAGCAAATTGAAGAAAAGAGGAAGCTGGCTGATGGCATCAAAATTTGATAACATAGACCAATTTGTCATTGAAACTATTTTCAATGACAAAGGTGCCATCAAAGGCTTCACAATTCTTGATAATAAACAGAGAGAAATTCTCAGCAATAACAAGAAAATTGTCAGTTCAAATAAAGAGGTTGCATCTTCTGGTTTTGCTTTGGGGAAAGCATTTAGAACAATAGGTGCGTATCTTGGATTGAGAGAAATTTCTAGATATGCAGATGAATGGACGAACATAAAGTCAATTCTTTCTCTTGTGACTGATGGAGAAAAAGAAAGATTGCACGTGCAAGAACGTCTTTTTGCAATTTCTCAGGATACAAGACAGAATATGCTCTCAACAGTTGATTTGTATAGAAGAATATCCACTGCAACTGAAAGTTTAGGACTGAATGAAGAGAAAAGATTGCAGATTACAGAAGCCATCAATAAAGCAATTATTATTGGTGGTGGATCTGCAGCGAGTAATCAAGCAGCGCTTGTTCAGCTTGGACAAGGACTTGCAAGTGGACAATTAAGAGGACAAGAACTTAATTCAATTCTTGAACAGTCTCCGAGACTTGCTCAAATGATTGCTGAGGGGCTTGGAATGAAAGTTGGACAGCTGAGAACTGTTGCAGCTGAGGGAGGATTGACACCTGATAAGGTTCTCGGTGCTATATTGAATCAAGCTCCGAAAGTCAATCAAGAATTTGGCAAAATGGGAAAAACAATTGGCCAAGCTTTTGTTGTTCTTGGAAATAGTGTTGGGAATTTCATAAACAAATTAAATGAGATGACTGGTGCCAGTAAATTTCTTGCAGAAATTATCATTTTTCTAGCAAAAAATCTTGATGTTGTAGCTACTGTTCTGATTGCATCTTTTATACCCTCAATTGTTAAGGCTATTCCATTGCTTGATTTATTTTTCTTGAATCTTTTATCAGGAATGGGAATACTTTCATCTTTGAAATTTGCAATTCTTGCATCTATCCCTGCTATGAAAGCATTTGCAATTCAAGCTTGGGCAATTTCTGCTCCATTTCTTAAAATTCTTGCAATTGTTGCTTTGGTAAGAGAAGCAATTAAAATGCTAAAAGGTGAGTGGAATTGGTATTCTGAATCTATTGACAGCATAGAAAGAGGAACATTTAAGGCTTTGAACTGGATTGGTGAAAAAACTGGCTGGTGGGAAAGTAGAGAAAATTTCAAAGGAACATTCTCTCAAGGTGCTTTGAATCCTGCACAAAATGTTAATAATGTTAACAACAGCGCGAATAACAAAAATGTTAACAATAATGTTGTTTTCAATATAAATGGTGCAAAGGATCCAAAAATTACAGCTGATGAAATTGACAGCATTATATCTAATCGAATTGCTCTTGGAGTGATGGGATAATGGCATATTGTGCAATATTGATTCCACAAGAACAGCAGGAAAAGCAAGAAAATAATTCCGAATCGATATGGAATTTTTCTGATAAACTTCTTTCTGGTGTCACCAATGGAGGAATAACATTCTCCAATGTCACCACAGTGATGAAAAATACAGCTAAATTAATTATTAATAATGCTGATGAATTAACAAGCAAATTTTCAGTAATTGCTCTTGTGCAGCTTTTAGAGCAAGGGAAAATTTCTAATGAAACTGCATTTGGATATTTAACTCAAGGATTCCCACAAGCTCTTGGACAGACAGCAATTGCTCTTGGTTTCCAATCTGTTGAACAACTTAAAACTGCATTGAAATCAGAGAATGGAGTAAATGTTCAGCAATTCATAAAAGCATTCGAAAATGCTGGAACAGCTCTGGTTGATTTTTTTTCAGGACAGAAAACAAGAGAAGATGTTGAAGGATATGATGTTATAGAGATTGATGCTGTTATTTCTGATAGCAGAAATTATTCTGCAGAAACTCCAGATAGAAGAGTGCAAAGTGGACAGACATTTCAAGAATATGTTCATAATTTGCCAGACATGTTTTCTATTGATTGCTATTTGCAAGATAACAGAAATTATTCAGGAGATGAATTTGAAGATAGATTGCTTAATATCAGAAGTAGGAAAATTGCAGTTGATGTTATATTAGGCGACATTGTAAAGAAAACTTGTGTATTGACAAATTTCTCTCCAAAAAGAGGAGCTGCCTCTGGATATCCATATTCTCTTGAATTCAAGAAAATAGAAATTGGTGCAGTGCAACTTATTCCTCTTGACATAGAAATTGCTTCAAACATCAAAACGGTTGCAAACAAACTTATACCAGAAAGTACAAAAGCAGCAGAAGAAGTTTCCAATGGATATAAAAAAGCTCTTGATGACACACTTGAAAGTGGAAAGAAATGGCTGAGTTCTGTTGCTGCAGGATTTAGAATGGGATTCGGAGGTTAATATGTATATTGAATGTCCAGATTTATCAGAAAATAAATTTGTTTCAATATATGTTAATTTTGGAGAAGAAACTTTCAGAATAACATTTAAATGGAATGAATATTGTAATTGCTGTTTTATGAGTATTTATGACGGAGAAGGAAATGAAGTAAATACAGGGAATGCTCTTGTTGCAGGAACAATTATATTGACAGACCAGAGAATTTTGCCAACTTTGTATTTTTTGCATAAAGAGAATTTGCATCTTGAGCCTACAGCAGAAACAATAAAGGATTATATTTTATACTATGAAAATTCTTCCGGAAAATAAAGTAATTGACACCAATCTAAATTTTAGGCTTAGATTGGATATCCAGTTTGATAGAGAAGTCAAGCTGGCAATTCCTAACATTCCAAATTTTTTCAAAGTAACCAATGGAATGAGATACGAAGACCAGAAGAGCAATAAAGAAAGCGGAATTGATATTGATTTTGAAATTGAAAGAACTGACGGTGTAGAGCCGAACGTTGCAAATATAACTCTTTGGAACATATCAAACGATTCTTTCAATCAGATAGCCAATTATGCAAATGTGTTTGAGTTGTATGGAGCTTTTGGTGAAGAAGATTATGGATTATTCTTTCGAGGAACGCCAAATTTTTCAACACAGAAATCAGCCATCGGTGGAAACAATAGATCGAGAGGTTTTCTGAAAAGAGACGATGCTGTTGGTGGAGAAAATGATATTGCTACAGTTATAACACTCATAGACAGTCTTCACGCATTTGATAGTGCAGTTATCAGCAAATCATACCAAGGAAATGTTTCTGCAAAAGTTATTATTTCAGATTGTGCGAATGCTATGGGGGTTTTTATTGGTGATGAGCTTGATGAATATCCAGAGATGAATAACTATGTTGCCAGAGGAAAAGTTCGCACTATATTGCGAGAATTATGCGGAAAAATAAGATGCAAATATATTATTGATAATGGAATCTTGCATTTGTTTAATGGAGAGAAGCCTAAAAATTATGGTTTTCTTTTCAATGCTTATAATTCAACAAGACCACATCCAGAGCAAGACAAAAGTGTAACAAAATTTCATTTCGAAACAAGATTGATTCCAAGCATAAGAGTTGGGCAATTTTGCAAGTGTGATTTTGACACTCTTTCTGGAATTAAAGAGATTTCAAAATGCAAAATTTCTGGGAATAATTATGGAACTGCAGGATCAACAGAGGTGTGGGTGAAATGACAACAGTTCAAGAGAATCTTTTAATTTTTGCAGAAAAAATTAAAAATGAAATAAATTGCCAGCTTCCTGCAAAAGTGGTTGCAGTTAATGATGATGGAACTGTTAATGTAACAGCAATTCGTAATGATGATATCGAAGATTGTGTTATAACAATTCCTGTTATTCAGCCAGAGACTGCAAGAGCTTATATTGCATTGAAAATTAAGAAAGGTGATCGTGGAGTTATTAAATTTTGCGATAGATCCATTGAAGAATATAGAACTGGGAATGAAAATAGTAATGGAGATGAAAGGTGCCATTCGATTAGTGATGGAATTTTTCAGCTTGGTTTTCTTCCTTCGAATGAGAAATTTGTGTTTCCTGATGGTGAAATTACAATTGGTTTGAAAAATAAAAAATTCACATTAACAGTAAATGAAACTGGAGACTTTACTATTTCTGCGAACAATATTATAATAACTGCAGCAAAAACATCAATCACTTCTCCAATAGAAATAAAAGGAGATATTGATGTTTACGGAAATATAAAAATTTCCGGAAACACACAGACAACAGGGAATATTTCAGTAACAGGGAAAATCTCTGCAACTGATGTGATAAGCTCAGATACAGATGTTTTGGCTGCTGGCAAAAGTGGATTGTCTCATACTCATACAAGCACAGCACCAGGAAGCCCAACTTCTGCTCCAAATTAGAGGAAAGAATGAAAGATATTGCATTGGAAAATAATCATTTGGTTCTTAAAAATGGAGACTTAAAACTTGTTGATGGAGAAAGTCGAATAAAACAACACATAGTTGTTGGATTGAGAATTATCAAGGGTGATTGGTTTCTTGATTATAGAGCAGGGATTGATTATTTTAACGGCTTGAAAATTTATTCAAAAATTCTTAAAGCTGAAATAAAAGATGCAATATCAGAAGTAATTGGTGTGAGTGGCATCAGAAAATATTCTTTTAAAAAAGACAAAGAGCTTTTCAAAGTGAGCGCAGATGTTATTGTAAGTAATCAAGCAATAAGAATAGACGAGGAATTCAGACTTTGATTATTAATAAAAATGGTTTCAGATTGAGTACTCTTAAAGAGAATTTGACTATTTGGCAAAACAAATTAAAGCCTATTTTTGGTAATGATTTTGTGATTAAAAAAGAGGGTGTTGTTGATAATATTGCAACAAGCTCTTCTCTTTCTGCTATGGATTTGGAAAATCAGATTGCATTTCTTATTAAGCAAATGAATCCTATGACTGCCGAGGGAGAATGGCAGGACAAATTGTATTACATTATTGGTTTGACAAGAAAACAAGCAACTCACACAATTGTTTCAAGAACTTGTATAGGAACTGCAGGAACAACAATCCCTGCTGGATCTATAATGATAGAAAATGATGCAACAAGAGATCAATTTAAAAACAATGATCCAATTAATTTTGACAGTTCTGGAAAAGCACTTGGATCTTTCACTGCAGAAGAGAGTGGATCTATTGATTTGCCAGAAGATGCCAAAATAAATATCATCACGCCTGTTGCAAATTTGTCTGCAATATATTATGAACAAGGGAACAACATAATAATAGGACAAGATTATGAGAAGGACGAAGATTTTAGAAAAAGATGGCTTTTGACTTCTTCAACTGCAGGCGCAAATACAGATAGTGGATTGGAAAAATCATTACTTTCTTTGGTGAATACAAAATCAGATTTGCAAATATTTGACAACAGAACTGATTCAACTGTGGATGGATTAGCACCTCATACACAAAGGATTGTTATAAATTCTGCATATGATGATGAAACAATTGCCCAAACAATTTTTGACAACATTGTAGATGGGAATATGGTTGGTCTTCAAGGCAGCATATCTGTATCAGTCACTGATAGTGAGGGAGAGACTGAAGTAATTAAATTCGATAGAGCTGATGTCCAAGACATATATATCATCATTAAAGTTTCTTTAAGAAGTGGAGTTTCTCTCGCCACTGCACAAACAGAAATAAAAAACAATATTGAAAGTTATATTGATGAACATGGATTCGACATGGGATCTATGATTTATTCAAACATGTTCGCAGCATCTGTTTATGCAGTTGACGGAGTAACAGGGATTATTGAATTGAAAATATCAAAAGATGGATCATCTTGGGTGGATTCAATTCAATTGACAAAAACTCAAGTTCCAAATTTTGACAGCACAAGGATTCAAGTATATGAAGAATCTTGATTATTCAGCATTAAATCAGGCTTATTCCCTTGGATATTTGCGTTGCATTAAGGAATATCTTGCAATGATAGATGCTGATGCAGAATTAAAAGATGGAATTCAGAAGAATGTTAGATATCTTTTAGATTCTATTGATATTGATAAAGCCGAAGGAAAGTTTCTTGATTTCTGGGGATGGCTTATTGGAATTTCAAGACAATATTTTGACATACAAGCCTATTTTAGTTATAATAGAGAAGATGTCAATATAGAAAAATACATTTGGTTCAGCGAACCAGAAACAGATTTCGTAGCACCAAACGGAACTCTTGAAGATGTAGATTATCGTGCAAGAATAAAAGCAAAAGCAGGTGCAAATACAAGCAGATGCACAAGGGAAGAAAATATTGCTATTATTAAAAACATGACATTTGCCAGAAAAGTAAAAATAAAGAATGTTTCTCCCATGATGCTTGATATAACATTGGTTGGAGAAAATTTATTCTTTTCACAAGACACAAAGTCAGATATTGAAACTGTTCTTGGAAGTGGTGTTGGAATAAGAAATTTAATGACGGAGAAATCAGATGGCAACACAAAAACCCTCTAAACCTAGTGTGACTCTTCCGGAGAATTTTGGTGGAGTTAAAACTGCATATACATCTGCTCAGATTCAGAATGGTTATCAAGAAGCTGTTCCGCAGGTTGTTGATGGTGGAAATATCAACTATGAAAAAGATGCTTTGTTTCAAAAACTGAAATATATTGAATCAGTTGTTGATATAATTAATGGAATTCCTGCAAATAGATATCTTGGTGTTGATTCAAACAACCAATTTGAATATTATGACGCTTCAACAAGAAATTCATACGGGAATGTTGGTGACATACAATATTCAGTTAGAAAAGATGTACCATATGGAGGAAAGTGGTGTGATGGATCTTTATACACAAAAGCAGATTTTCCAGATTTATACCAAATGCTGCTTGATAATAAGATGGAATCAGTTACCATTTCTGAATATAATAATCAGATATCAAGTAATGGTTCTTGTGGCTTTTTCGGGCTTGATTCTGCAAATGAAAGATTCAAAGTTCCAACTTTGAAAAACATTTACATAAAAATTTCTGACACGAATTTTGGAGAACTTTCCAAATATAATATTCAGACAGGAAGTGGAGGTGTAGCATTTAATAGCATCGTCTGCCGTGCATATATCGTTGTTTTCACTTCAATAGAAGATTCTACAGAAGCAACATGGAATCTTAAAGAAGACAAATCAAATAAAGTTGATGATTTGTCAAATCCGAATAATATAACTTATCTGTCAACTTCCGGAATAAAAACTGCTTTGGATGAAAAAATAAAACTTGTTTCTGCTGTACCAGATCCTGCAGCAGCTAACACTTTATATTGTATTCCGGAGTAATAATCATGACATTATATTATGATAGTAGTTGGAAGTATTATAAATATGTTACTTCTTCCTGGTCACAGCCTGCTAATCCCTCAGGTATTTCTTCAACATCTGGATGGAGTAATCCTTCTCTAAGTTTTGACAAAAATTCAGAGACATATTCTTCTTGTGGTACTTCATCTGATTATATTGAGTGGAATTTGGGAACTGAAATACTTTTATCAGGCATGTCTGCCACAGGAAATTATATTGGTTCAGTTGCAAGATATTGTAATGTCTCTATTTATAAAGTAAACGATGATGGCTCTGAAACATTATTAGGCAATGGCTCTGGAGGCAGCGAAAGTGCAACATATACTTCTTCGGTTTCTTTCTCTGCTGTATGGGTTAAACGTTTAAGATTTAGATTGATCGCTGGGAATTCTGAGCCAACAACTTCTTATCCAACTCGAATAAGAGAAATAACTTTAACAGCCACCCAACAAAGAACTGTTGTAGAAACTACTAAGGAAGATTCAGATTATGTTGTATATGCAGGAAAAAAAAATAAGAGATAGAGGTGCAAATTCCGGATTGTTTTATGCTGGAAATATAGTAAAGAACACCACAGTAACAGGTGGATGGGAAAAACATTTCTCTATTTCCAGCAAAATTACATTGGATGATAATGGCTTATCAAATGAAAATGAATGCTGGCGAATAGCATTTAAATTTAAACTTCCAAATGTTACATCTGACCAACGTTTGTTCGGTGTTGTTGCAACTCCGTGTCCGGGTGTTGTTATTGGTGTGCTGAATGGGAAATTAAATTATTGGTTATCATCTGATGGTGTTAATTGGGATATTGCAAGCAGAGCTGTTGGAGCAACCACTTTGGTTGCAAATAAAATATATACAGTTCACTTCAAAAGATATAATGTGAGCGGTGTTCCTTTTTATCGGAGCTCTATTAGACCTGATGGAGAAAGTTGGGCAACTGATATTGATATTAATAATACAACACCGATTAAATCAGGATTTTATTACAATCTCGGAAGAGATTGGGGGGTATTCACCCAAAGTGCTGTATTTTATTTGGATGGTGACACTTATATACAGAAATGGAATGCAGATGGCACAATTACAAGACTTTGGAGTTCTGTTTCTGATGGTGTTGTTCCTGTCACAGGGATAAAAAAGGCTTATTTACCAAATTTCATAAAGACAATTGGGAGTCCTTCTCTGAGCGGAGGTGTTGGAAGTGGATTTACATTAAACAATTATTTTTCCGTTGCTTCTGCATGGCAAGGATTAAGTACAGCAAGCAATTGGGAAATGGTTCTGAAAGTAACAACAGGATCTGATGTTGATTCACCACAATATATAATGACTGGTGAAGGAACTACTGCTAGAGATGTAGTTGTGTCTTTGCGGAGCAAATCTTGGTTGATACAGATGTCTTCGAATGGAACCAGTTATGATATTTGCGACACAACATGGTTAGATGGAGAAATTCTTCCAAACACAACTTATTGGATTTTGGTTAATTACAATATACGAGCAAATTATTATACATGCAAAATTTCTTATGATGGAATTAATTTTTCAAGAAATTTAAATATTGGTGTTGCAGATAATAGAAAAGTTGTTAGCAACAACTCTCATGTGCTTGGTACTTTTCCTGGTGTATCAGCTTGGTACTGGCGTGGCTCTATTGATTTTAATGGATGCTATTTAAATATAAATGGAAACAGAGTTTGGGACAGCACAAAAGGTGTATTAAACAATCTTGTTTACAATCTTTTGCCATATACACCGTCACAGATTATATATGAACTTGGAAATCCATCATCAACTATAACTTCTGATAAAATACCTATTTATGCATCTGGTGTTGTAAAGTGCTGGATTGTTGGTGGTGGTAATGGCTATCGTTGGTGCTATATTGGCTGTAACTATTCAGCTGGTGCTGCAGGATTCATCGGAAAGATGAAATTCAATACACAATGTTATTTGCGAGCTATCGTTGGTGCACAGATGGGCACAAGTAAATTGCAAGTTGCAAGTTGGGATAATCCAAACACTTGGTATGACCTTATTTCTGCAACATCAAGTACTGATGATTGGTCTGCTGATCCAAGATATTCACCAGGAACTATTTCAGTGAATAGAGATAGCACATTCAATAATTATTTTGACATTGAATTAGAAGCCAATGGAAATAACGGAAGCCAGTCAGGCTATGGTGCATCAGTTTATGGTGGTTATGGTTCTGGTGGAACAAATGGATATGTCAAATTGATGTATGTTGGAGAAAATTAATGACAACAGCATTTGATATGATAATTAAATATACACCCCTTTACAAAGAAGCTAGATGGTGCGTTTGTGGAGATTTTTACATTGGCTATTGGTGCAATAAATATTCCGATGGAAGTTCTGTGAGAGAAGGAGACACAATAACTGAAAAAGCAGCCAAAAGGCTTTTGCAGAATGAGCTTGAGAAAATAATAATTCCTAATGGAAATTGGAATGATAACCAGAAAGAAGCATTGAAATCTCTAATATATTATTTGCAATATGCTTGGGATGAATCAAAAATTAAAAAGGCTATTGAAGATGGAAATATTAAAGATGCCAAAAAATTATGGTTTGAAATTAAAGATTCTGCTCAAGAAAATCTTAAGCCTTGGAAACAGGAAGAAATAGACTTATTTTTTGGAGAAGATTAAATATGCTGATATTGAATGGAATTATTTGGGCTTTTCTTAGAAGATGGTATGGAGGGATGTTTGAAGATAAGTTTGGAGGAAGAGGAATTCAGACTTTTCTGATGATTTCTGGAATTTTCTCTTCTCTTTATGGAAGAGCTGATTGGAAAATAATACTGTTTCTTGCTGTATGGATACAGTTGCAATTTTGGAGCAGAGCTGTTGGGGAAATTCTTGATTGTGGGAGAAGTAAAAATCAAGACAAAAATAGTTATAACAGATGGTTCAGAGTTCCACTTGATTATATATACGACAAGTTTGGCAAAGAAAAATATACAGGAAATTATGATTGGTGGTATATGTGGATGAGATATACTTTTCCAATGATAATTCCTGCTGCAATTCTTTTTGATTTTTCATTTATAATTATAGGGCTTTTTTCTTCGCCAATTTATTATGGCTGCTGGTATATTTTTGACAAATTTCCGAAACTTTGGAACTCCAGCATTTATGTTAACCAGCCAAAAAACATTGCTGAAATTTTATATGGATTTGTTTTTGGATTATTGATTTACTAATATTTACTTTTTGAAATTTTAGCTATAAAATAAAAGCGTAACAAATTTATATGGAGAAACAAAATGGCAAAAAATTCTAAGCCGTCGGGAACTTCATCTTTAAGAAGTCCTAAAAAGCCTATTCCTTCAAAAAGATGCAAACCGTCAGGAACTTCATCTTTAAGAAGTCCTAAAAAGCCTGCACCATCAAAGAACTAATTGATGAGAATTTTATTTGCAATCATTGGCTGCTATGCTTTGTCATTCACTCATTATTTCATAGATGGGGAATTGGCATGGTATGTGCTTGCCAATGATTGCAGATTAATCATAGCTGTATATTCTATTGTTGCATATAGCCTTGCAAAAAGGGAAAATTCCTTTCTTAAACTTTTTTTGCTTGCCATGGCAATACATTGGTGCTCTGCATTCTTTTTTTCTTTAATTGATGATCTTGGATGGACTGATGGAAGAATATTCGGATTTATTGCGAGACAATTGTTTATTTTTTTAGAAATTCTGTTGTTTTTTTCAGTCACATCAACTATAATATATAAAACAATTTTGAATAAGGAAAAAGCTTCTGATGACAAGCAAAGAAATACAACTGATAATTAAACAAGCAGTTCAAGAAGCAAGAGAAGAGACTAAAAAGGAAATATATCACCAGATTAAAATTATAACAGACATAGATCCTGCATCAGATGAAGGATTGCACAAATTGAGAGATGTTTTTAATTGGGCAAAGAGCGGCAATGACAATTGTGAAAAAACATGGGAAATTGCAAAAGAAATCGTTGTAAAATCAATTATCATCGGATTCATGACTGTAGTTGGATATGGAATTGCAATTGCCATTAAAAGAATTTCAGAGAGTTAATCCCTGCAGAGGTTATTATGCCAAGAGGTTCAGTCAAAGATGTTAAAACCAAATGCAGGAATATGCGGAAAAGTAAGCTGAAAGAAGTTTGCGAGAATGAACTGACTGAGGAAGAAATGGAAATATTCTTAATGAAAATCGCCGACAAATATTATAATCCGAGAATCAGTCAAGAAGTTGGCAAATGTGAAAAGTCTGTTTCAAATATATTTATGAGAGCAGTAAGAAAATTGAGGGAGTATTTTAATGAGTGCGAAAAGCAATAACCAGAGTGGCAATGGAAATGGCAGAAGAGATAATTCTGGTGCTGGTGGCGTAAATGCAGCCAATGCCAGAGACATAAACATTGTACACACAGACGGCAGAAATTTTTTGCTTGCTCTTATCATTGGCATGGGGATGAATATGTTATTCTCCATGGTTCTGTTTTCTGTTCTTTTATACATTTTTGTGATTGCTGGCAAATAATACCTATTTTTTACTTATTTTGCATGCATATGTTTTTCTTTTTGGTATATTTTAAAATATATTCAAAAATAGGAAAACAGCCATGCTACAAAAAAGACAATTTCACATTCAATTAAAAACTCAAGAAACAAACAATAAATTAACTCAAAAATTGGTGCAAGGTTCAAATGATACTGAATTGGTTTGCTCATTTGACCAAGACGGCAAAATCATTAAAATTGCAGATACTGCTAAAATCTCTCTGGCTGTAATTTATAATGGCAATACTGCAATTATCATCTTGAGCCTGGTGACCAAGACTATGGCATAGTGATAAATTCTGCTGATGGCACAGTAACAATCCCATTCACTGAGATTCTTACAACAGCTTTTGGTGTTAATAAATTATTTCTTAAAATTGATGACACAAATATATCCTATGCCATAGGACTTGAATATGAGGTTATAAAGAATGATGCATATAATCCTCAATCCACTCCAAACAATTTACCTAGTTACAAGAAACTTGAAAAAGAGTTAGATTTGAAACTTAACAAAGATTTTTCTAACTCTGATGATGTCGCACTTAAAGCTAAATTATCATCTATTGGTGTGAGTGAAGATGATACACCAGAACAATTAAGGGATAAGCTGCAAACTCTAAAAGCTGATAACAGACTTGATAATTCTGCTGTTAAAAATAGCTTGAGTAATGACTTGGCAGATGTTGACCTTGATAAGTTTGATGAGAAGTTTCAAGCTACTGACAGCGGAAAGATTTTGCAACAAAATTCACAGGCCATCAGCACAAAGGCAAGTAAAGACTTGTCTGATGTTGACACTATGGACTTGGAAAACGCTTTTGAAAAGACACCATCTCATACGACTTTGGTTGATACTGCAAGAGATTTAGGCAACAAAGCCGAAACAAACCTTAACAATGTTTTAACCTCTGATTTATCCGAGAAAATAAAGCTAACAAATGCTTATAAAGATATGGCAGGGCGCACCGGTGGCGGTTTAACGCCTGATGAGATTAGGGCTTTATTTGAGGCAAACTATTTTGAAGAAACGGCTGCGGTTGACTTAACACAAGCACCATTCACTGCAACAACGCTTGTGCTTGCTTATCAGTTCAATACAGACAATGAAACAATAACGCAGGCTTTACCGCCTATTAGCCAAAACAAAACTCTGATGATTAAGGTATTGCCGGCAACCGGAATAACTAATCCCACGCTTATTTTAACCCCTGCAAGCAGCGACCATATCAACGGAGCAGCACAACCCCTCACAATCACTAATACCAGCTATGTCGGTTATTTGCTGCCTATTGCTAACAATTCAAATTGGGAATTTTACCCACACGAAACAACGCACGATTTCAGCCTTGCGCTAAGTGACGACAAGGGCAATGTTCATATCGGTATTAACTCGATTGAGTTTGAAAAAACAACTGTGACGGAAGAAAACGGCATTTTGAAAGTAAAGCCGGACGCTCAAACCGGAGGCAACTCAGACATTACTTTCACAGACTTTGAGGGGCGGACTTTTACAAGCAGCAAAATGCAATCAATGGACAAGTCCTTGCGGATTTCAAACCTTGGCGGCATTGCCGATTTTTCAAGAGGATTGCAGGAGCATAATGAGGGAATACACGCTTGTTTAGGCAACGACCAGTTAATCAATTCCAAATATGGCCGCGCTAAACTTTACTTTGGTGATATAAGAGTTAAGGGCGGTTCTTTTGTTTATACAAATATGCAAGACAAATCTTTTGTTGTTGATGATGTTGACCCGCAAGACGACCCAAATATAAGCGGTGGAACGACATTTATTGCTGCAATATACTATGAGCCGAATTTAAGAACTGACAACACAGTATCACAGGACGGCTTTATTAGGTTAGAGCTTGTTGACGATACCGACACGCCGTTAACAGACAATAATGGTCAGCCAATGGCGACACAGATTGACTATAAGGCTGGTGATGTTATTAAGCCGGAGCTATATGTCGGCGAATTTCAGGCAAAAGCATTTACTAATGTTCATTTAAGAATTGAGTTGGGCTTTCCGAGTGATGAAGTTATCCCTGTTGGAGCGAACACTCAAATCTGTTTGCAGGCTATCACAAAAGACGAAAGTTCAGGACTTGCTTTATTGTCGTTTATGGCTTTCACAGGCTTTAGAATTGGTTTTGACACAGTTTATTATGGTTTTAATTCTCTTAATCTTGCGCAGTTCTTGCTATTTCAAGAAGCAGAAACTGAGATAACCGGAGAAATGGAACTGGGGGATAACACATTCTTAAACTTGGCGACCTCTTGCAAGGTTGCGGTGGATAACTATCATTTGATTATAAAAGACAACAACAAAGACCTGCCGGTGTGGGATATTATGAAATTTTATGATGAGTTCGACAGCCGGAACATAAGCGGAAAAAATATTGCTATCAAAGCAACCCTTACCGATAAAGACAATGCCTTTGATGTTTCCCTGCTGGAATATACAGGCTCTGTTATGCCTATTCCCAAGCCGCACGTGCTGTCTTATAACAACGGAACTCCTGTGTTTACCGCAGGTTGGAGCGTTGCTGATAATATGTTTATAAGCGAGGATGTCGTTTCCGGTGAACACACGCAGACAAAAACATTTACCATTCCCGACAATCCGAAAGGCATTGCTGTAATAATGTACCAGCACATTTCGCAAATGCCAAGTACTCTGCAACTAAAAGACTTAGAGGCTGACATCACGCCATGGTTTAACCGAGTGATGATAACCGACAATTCGCATATCAGCGAGCAGTATTTGCGCAACCTTGATTATGTTTATCAGAGCATTGTTGCTGTACCTGCCGGATATGCAAGCTATCGCTACACTGTAAACAGCGCAAAAACAAAACTGCCGGTTGGGGTGTTCAGCGGCAGCGATAACAAAATTGTCAACGATAACGCTTGGACGGATGCCGGAAGTACAGACCCAAACAAAACGCAAGGCGATATTAAGTTCTTGGCTGACGGCATTGTAACAATAAACTATCAGGCGCAATGCTATAACGAGCAAGGAACGATTAACAATGTTGAATTTTGGCTTGAAAAAGTGTCTGACAGCTCAGAAGTGGCAGGTTCGCACTATGCGACCACGATTGAGGCACAACGTACAACCCCTAAAAACATTCAAAGCCCGAAGTTTACATTTAGCGTAAAGACAAATGAAACCTACCGCTTTTATGGCAAATCGAATAAAGATGACGGCTTTTATTTGCAGACTTCAACTGTTGCAAACCCCCTTATCCGTTTTGATTATGAGTTTGAGGAACTATCAGAAGTCACAAAATTGGCGTTAGATGATGCCTTTTCAAAAACCAACGAGATAAAGTTTGTCAAAGCAGACGGTGAGGAAGTAACAAATAAAATCCTTGTCTATAATGTAGATGATGGAAAATTCAAACTTGAGGACAAAGCATAATGACACAACAAATTGTAACTTTTGATGATGAAAAGATTGCAGCCGGAAAGTTTTACGCAATCTTTGTGAACAAGGACAACGCGCCTTTATTGTTAGAGATTGACCACTTAACAGGTGCAAAATATGAATTTTCAGACATGCGATATATTGAGGTTGAAACCAACATCAGCAATCCGAGCGTGCAGGTCTTTGAGAAACTATCGGACAATGTTTTCAAGAAAATTGAATGTGATATTAAGGTTAAAAACCTAGAAAGCACACGAATTATTATGATTGAAACATCAAAACCGATAACCGGATATTTAATTATAAAATAGGAGAAAAACAATGGCAGAGAAAAATTTTTATTATGACATAAACCTTAATGGTGGCACTATCACCGGCATTGCCAATGGTGTGAATGCAACAGACGCTGCAACCAAAGGACAGCTCGATGCACAAGACACCGCCTTGCGAGCCTATATTGATGCCGAGATTTTGGGCTTGGGTGCTTTTGTTGATGAATTTGACCCATCTCTTGGCTTGCCAACTTCCGGCTCTGGTGCAGAGGGTGCTATTGATAAAGGCGACTGGTGGTATATCTCATCAGACGGCTCTTTGCTTGGCGCACCTGTTCACAAAGGCGACCGCTTGCAGGCTATGATTGACAACCCGAATACAACAAACAACACCAGCACAAATACCGATTGGAAAGTTTTGCACAGCTATCACGAAGCTGATGGTCGCTTTGCAATCAACAACTTGGCATTGGTTGCTGACACACCGTCAACTGTGAACCATGGACTTGGATATAAATTTGTTCACGTTTCTGTGGCAAAGGCGGACGGCAATGCCGTTGATGTTCAGGTAAACTACGTTGATGAAAACAATCTCACTTTGACAGCAAACACTGCTGTTACAGTAAATGGTGTTGTTTCTGTATAAAAATTATTTACTTTATCAACAACATGGGCTATAATTCTATAAAAGGAGTTATTATAGCCCATGATTAGTGTTTCAGAAATTAAACAACGTCTTTATGTCCACGAGGGATTCAGAAGCAAGCCATACAGATGCACAGCCAATAAGCTCACCATCGGAATTGGGCGCAATATTGAAGACAGACCATTCACAGAAGAAGAGCTTCAGTTGGTTGGCAAAGATTATATGACCAAAGGCATAACCAAAGCCCAAGCATTTGCAATTTTGGCAAGAGATGTGATGCAATTTGATTCTGAATTGAGGCAGAATATCCCCTTTTATGAAAAATTAGATGATGAGCGGCAATATGCTTTGCTTGATATGGCATTCAACATGGGCATTGGCAACCATAAAAAGGGGCTGCTGAGCTTCAAAAAGATGCTGAGCTATATTGGCACAGGATTTTATAAACAAGCTGCTGCTGAGTGCTTAAACAGCAAATATGGCAGAGAGCTGCCAACTAGAGCTGGCAGAATTGCAAGAACAATCGAAACAGGAGTGTTCAAATGGTAAAACATCACAAGTGTTTTTGGCGAGCTGTTTCAGATATGAGTGACAAAAAATGGGAAAGAGTTAAGTTCATTCTAAAATTTTCTATTTGGCTGCTGATTATAGGCTTAATCCTTGTGCTGATTTTTCTTGCTCCAGAGCAGTTAGAGAGTTTTGACAATAGTTTATCCATTATTGCTCCATTTGCTTTGTAGGAGACCATTAAATGTGGAGCAAATTGATTTCTATTTTCTTGTTAATTGGCTTTTTCACAACTCTTTATTTTTCAATCAAAAAAAGCATAACCATGGAAATTGAAAAAAGAAAGGATGAGAAGACAATTGAGACCATTAAAATCGATGCAAAAAAGAAAGCGAAAATTATTTCTTTGCCTAATCCTAATCGTGATGATATTATTGAGCTCATGCTCAGCAACGAGTTCTAATTGCATTCAAGAAGTTGAGATTGAATGGCCAATTGCAGGTGAAAAAGTTGGCAAAGAATTAAAACAAATTCCATACCAAGGATATGAAAATTTTTGGGATTGGCTAGGGCGGTTGCGCAAAACACAGCTTCAATTGGAGAAAAATTAAAGGGAAGATTTTTCTTCCCTTAGATTTATTTCAATTTAATGATTTTTTCTGGCTATTCTGCTCCTTATTATAAAGCATCCCAGTTTACATCATTGTTATTGCACCAGTTTTCATATTCTTCTTCGCCTTGTCTGATAATCTCTGCCAATTCAGGAATCTGTTCAACTGTTTTCCTATCAAAATACCAAACTTTGTGGTCTCTTGCATATCTGTGGCAAAGGCAACTTCCATTAAAACAAGAATATCTGCCATTCTCTCTTGTTACAGAAACTTCATCGTAATTGACAAGATGCTTAGCTGCATCATTCTGTACTTCTGCGGGTAAAGTTTTCAATTCATCTAAGCTATTCAAATATGTATTTCTCATCGTTCATTCCTTTACATAAAACAGGCTGCCAATCAACCTTATAATAACAGTATATCATATTTGAACAAATAAGTCAACAATTATTTTACATTTTTGTAAACTTTTTTAGATTATTGCGTTTATTCAACAAGATAAGATGGCAATTTTTTGTATCTATATACAAATTTCAAAAAAGCATGCAAAGATAAAGTATTTTGCTTTTTGTGTTTAATCCTGTAAATTATTACATTTGAACTTATATCATATGGATTTTTTATCCATCTTGCCTTTTCATATTCTTTCACCAAATTATCATATTTTTCGCATATTTGCTCAAAAGGCTTCTTTTCTTTTCCTGTTATTATGTAATCAAAAGAAATGTCACACTCTTTGCATATTTTAAGAATTGTTTTGATTTTCGGTGCTGCAGAATCTTGATACATATATGATTTGTCTCCAAACAATTGTTTAGATGCTTTTCCAAGACTTCCAAATTTATTGATGCATTCATCAATAATTCTATTCTTGATGGAAAGTGTCATATAATAGATTTCATCATCCATAATACAGCTCCAATTATGTATATTAAATATGCAACCAGAAATGTAACAATAGCAGCAAAAACAAGTAAAAAGGATGCAAAATCGACCTTTTTTGCAATTTTAATATATTCTATATAACTTTTACAAACTTTCCAAAAGGGAAGAAGTATCTTAACAAAAAATAAATAAATTGCTATCACATACAAAGCAACTAAAATTGTGAATATAATATTACATAACATTATTAAATTCCTTGCTGCTAATTGCTTCTTGCCAAGTTGGATATTCGGCGATTAATTCACCTCCATATCTTTGGGCTTTGGAATAGCTCCATCCGAATGTAAAGCCTCTAAGTGTAATTGCTTGTACTTGCTGCTTATTTTTAAAGCCAATCCCCACAAAAGTGACTGCATAAATAAGGTTTTTGCTTTTATAAATCTGTCCAGCTCTAATCATCTCTCTTATCCTCATAAAAAGTTATTTCATCTCTGCAGACAGGACAGCAATTAACATATGGAACTGATACCTCGCCATTATAACCGTCTCTTTCAAACCTATATCCATCTTTATTTATTAATCTTGCTAATAATCCAATTTTTTTAACTTTTTCATCATAGTCCCAAAACCAGCAAAGGCATTTATTTTTAATGACATAGTCCCAATTAATAGGCTCTTGGTAGAATTCCCAAAAATCACTTAAAATTACAGATAGAGAAAAATCTTTTATAGGTGTTCCATTTTGATTATATATAACATTATGCTTGATATAATAATATTCATTGTCTCTTGAGCCAATCAATCTAATCTTCGCTCCATTTCTGAACTCGGGCAGCAATTCTTCTAAATATGACATCATTCACTCCTTTCTTTCATAAACTTATCAGCATGTTTATAAATCTGTTCTATTTTGCATCGTGCAAGATCAATCTGCATTTCTATGTTACTAATCATGAATTGTTCAACCAGACTAGCAACCAATTTAGCTGCTTCATTTTCACAATTTTTCAGTGGAGAAATATAAACAAATTTTCTGTCTGGCTTATCTATTTTTGGCATTTATTCCTCCTTCATAAAGAATGATTCTGGATCTCTTAAAATGAATTCACTTAGCTCTTTTTTGCTGCGCAAAGCATCAACTGTTTTCTTATCAACAGTGCCATTAGCAATCAAATCAATTACATGCACCCTTTCTGTTTGTCCCTTTCTATGGGCTCTCTTTTCACTTTCTTCACGGAAACGCAAGCTTGTATCATTGCTGTAAAATATTACATTCTTGGCAGCTGTTAAAGTGTGCCCAATGCCAGCAGTGCGGGGCTGCCCGATAAAATACAAAATATCAGGATTAGTTTGGAACTGGACTTTGGCATTGTGCTTATCATCATCACTCATTCCGCCATAATATGTAACAGCTTTATCACCAAGATGCTTTTTAAGCAACTCAAGGTCTGCACGATATCTGCTGAAAATGATTGCTTTGCCAGCATAAGTTGCTAGAACTTCATCCAATGCTTTAAGGGCTGATGGAATTTCTTCAATTGTTCTTGTTTTTGTGACAATTTTTCCACTTGTTTCATCTCTTTGCACCCACCAACCTCTGGCAACTTGCTGCAGCCTCATATTTTTAACAAGCGGAAGTTGCTCAGCCAAAGTTTCACCCTCGAATTCTGCAATGCTGGTTTTTCTCAAATCTTCATAAATTGCAGATTCCTTATCTGACAAATCAAAATGCCATTTCTTATAAATTCTTTTTGGCAAATCCAGACAATCTTTTTCTAGCACTCTGTATGAATATCCATCAATCTTATCATAAAGTTTGTCCATGTTTTTATAGCCAACCACTTCATTGAAGAATCCAATTTTGCAATATTCTGCTTTGAAAGCTGTCCAGGTGTCACATCCAATAATCATAGGATTGAGGAATTTAAATTGACTGTAAAGTTCCTCACCACCTTCTGCCACAGGTTGCCCATCCAAAATGCGCCGGAATTTGGCAAGAGGTGCAATTTTGTCTGCCAAGAATTTCGTGCGCTTGGCTGTCGGATTCTTGATACATGCAGATTGGTCAAGCACCAGCAGTGTTTTGAAATCATGCACAAATTTATAAATCAATTCTTTGGCTTTATCAGAAACAAAGGCTTCTGCATTGAAGCTGATAATCTTTAATCCTTTGTCGAAATTATAAACATCCTCAATTTCTTTCTTCTTGGCTTTTGTTAAATTTGAACTATACCAGCAAGCCTTACACGGACACCAATCTGGCATATCCTCATCTAACTCTGTGTCAATCCAGTTACGATGGACACCATTTGGCCAAGCAATAATAACAAAACAATCAATTTCACCTTTTCCATACAGATATGCTGCTGTGTCAATAATGACTTTGGTCTTGCCAGTACCTTGCTCCATAAACAGCCCAAACTCTTGCTGGTCTCTGCTTATCATAAATGCTTTTCTCTGGTGGTCCATTGGTGGGCGTTTATACAGATGTCCATCCATGGAAAAGTCTATGTTCCCTGTTTTATTATTTTTGTTCAATTCAGCTTGTTTGGAAATTCTTATGTATTCATCTAAAAATGGTTGGGCTGATTTTTCCCACTGCACATCATCAAAGTTTTCATTGATAAACTGAATGGCATTGGCTGCTGGTCTGAAAATAAGGTCACGCCTTTGCCATCTTTTATAACCAGGCAGATTTGTCAGCTTGGCAAAACCGCCGTTTTTGCAGCCATCTTTAATAATGCAATAATTTCCACTGTAATGTGCAATAATCACGATATTTTTCTCCATCTCAGAATGTTAACCATTCTCAATCCTTTAATTTTTCGCCCCTTGAAAATGTACCAGTCACCATCTCTGCCATCTTCAACGATTGGTTTGCCATATTGCAAATATTTGTCTCTGTTAACTCGGCAAAGGATTTTGTCTGTGTCATCTTCAGCACGGAAGTTTAAGAACAAAGATTGTCCTTTGATTCTATATCCGCCACGCTTTTCTACATTGATAAGTTCGTTGTCATCACGCAAGTTCTTTTCTGATATTTTGCCCAAGAAAAGTACAACACCCTCAGCATCACCATCCAGTTCTTCAATCAAGCTTATTTTGGTGGCAATGTTGTATTTTTCTGGATGCTCATAAATATCACCAAATCTTTCTTTGCCTTCAAACAAGCAGTCATATTTGGTAACAGCAGTTTCAAGCAACTTCTCTTGTCTTGCTGTCAAAGCTCTTCCCTCTTTTCTTCTCAACTCAATATCATCAGCAATTTTTGGTCCAATGCCTTTGACATTTATATATCCGCCATAAATTGTGTTGTCTTTGATGCTCCAGTTCTTTTCAGATTTTTCCTTGTCAAATGCACAATATCCAAATCCTTCCTTAACCATTTCACGCAGCAGTCTGATGCATTGGTCTTCATCTTTGGCATTGCGCAAGGTTGCAGCTGCAAATTCAATTGGGAATTTTGCCTTCAAAACCATTGTCCAATAGCTCACCAATCCATAACTGACGGCATGCGAACGGTTGAATGCCCAAGAGCCCATGGTGTTAATCTGTTCCCAAATTGTTTGGGCTTCCTGCTCTGTCAGACCATTCTCAATTGCACCAACTTTGAATTTCTCCCAATATTGGTCAAAGAACTCTTTGCCAAGAGATTTTGACATAGCTTTACGCAAAGCAGAGACATCTTCCCAAGAGAGCTTGCCAATGTCACGTCCAATTGTCATAACCTGCTCTTGGTACACGACAATTCCATATGTAATTTTAGTGTGCTTTTCCATCATCGGATGCAAATATGTAGTTGGCTCTTTGCCAGTTCTTCTCGCACAGAACTTGGTTGCACCACCACTGACCAATGGACCAGGTCTTGCCAAAGCTGTAATGCTGACAATGTCTTCAAACTCATTGACATCAATCTGTCCGCAAAGTGATTGCAGCGCTGTCCCTTCAAATTGGAAAACGCCCGTAAATTTTCTTTTGTTTAAGATATCAAAAGCTGCTTGGTCATCCATTGGATAATTCAGCAAATCATCTCGTGTCCAACCTACATTGTCAAGAATCTCTTGAATAATTGTTAAAGTTCTAAGCCCCAAAGCATCAATCTTCAGCAAGTCAAGAACTTCAGCATCCTTCTTATCAATTTGGGTTGCACCAGTATGAGCATCACCAGAGCAATAGTTGCTCAATGGATGAGCAGTGACCAAAGTTCCAGCTGCGTGCTGTCCTGTGTGACGGGCATGGGCTTCGAGTTTGGCAGCAATAGCCAACTGCGGATATTTTTCAAGAGTTTTCTTGCCAATATCAAGCTCATTAAAAGTGTCCATAATACAGAATGCTGCACGAGCATCACCACCACTTCGTTCAATAATGGCACCTTTTAAATCTTCAACTTCCCAAACTGGAATCTGCAATTCTTTTGCAACATCAGTGATTGTGGATTTTGCTTTATAACGGCTTACTGAACCAATTCTTGCGACACATTCTGCACCGTATGTTTCTTTAAGATATTCAAACACCATATCACGTTTGGTGTCTTGAAAGTCAATATCAATATCAGGATAGTCAAGACGATTGATATCAATGAATCGTTCAAAGATGAGGTCATATGGAATTGGGTCAATGTCAGTAATGTACAAAAGATAGCAAACAAGACTTCCAGCTGAACTGCCTCGTGCTGGTCCAACAAGCATATGCTTCTTGCTATACAAGCATAGATCAGCGATCAGATAGAAATAATCATCAAATCCCTTTTCGTGAATGAGCTTGAGTTCTCTTTCCAATCTTGCTTTATAAACTTCATTTGTTAAATCTACACCTCTTTCTTTGGCACCTTTGACACACATATTGTATAGAGTGTCAGGACGAGGTGGATGCACCATTTCTGCTTTTGGCAATTCAGCATTGCATTCAGCTGCTATGAAATTAGCATTGTCAATTGCTTCGTCATCATCCCAACCAAGCAACTCCCATTCATCTTCGTCCAAAACATGGATTGGATTGATATTTGATTCAGCTGCACCACTGGCAAGAATCTGATAAGCAGGATAATCTTCCGGCTTCAGCATATAATTGTCAGAAACAGCTACACACTTAATCCCCATTTTTTTGGCATATGAGTGGGCATTCATAGGTGTGTTGGGGGATAAACCAAGATAAACATTGTCTCTGCTGTATAGCTTGCGAAAATCCTCATTTTCTCGCATGTAGTCTGTAAAGTTGGAGAGAATGATGAAAATATTAGCACTAACACCCAAAACATCATTGTAGTCAATTCTTGGTGTGTAATAGAACTGTTCAGTAGATTTCGTTGCCAACTCGTACAATTCTTTTAAGCCTGCATTATTGCGTGCCAAAAATGAAATGTATGTTGTTTCTTGTTTATTATTTTCTTTGGCATTCTCAACTGTTGCCAATTCTACTCCAAAAATAGGCTTCTTGCCATATTTTTTGCAATACTTAGCAAATTGAACGTGCCCCCAAGTTCCATGTCTATCGCAAATTCCAATAGCATCACCAGGGATTGTTTTAGCAACTTGTTCAATAAATCCATATGCTATTCTGAATGAATATTCTGTGCGAACTTTAATATTATTCAGCATTCTCTCAACTCCAAATTACAACATTTCTTTTGTTCTAAGCCATTTGACACAACGCAGCAGAGCTTCTACATCACCCATGGCTCTGTGGGCATTGTCAAAAGCTTCTCCAAAAGCTTCCTGATGTAATTTGGTTAAATTCAAACGATATCCATGCATGGACTTTGTTCCTTCGCATGTGCAAATATGAACCGCTGGCCAAGGGAATTGGCATCCTTTGCCAAGCCGTAACAATTCATTCTTGAGCATGTCTCGGTCATAAGCTAAATTGTGTGCAATCAGGTGGGTTGTGCCAAGGAAAAATCTACACAATTCTGGATATCTTTTTGCAAACTTAGGCTGGCCAGCAAGCATAGCATCTGTGATATGAGTGATTTCTGTAATTTTGTCAGGAAGTTTAATGCCTGGATTGACAAAGAATTCAAGCCTATCAATTTCCTCAAGCGTGTCAAAATCAACTTTGATGCCAGCAAACTCAATAATCTGTGGTTGCTCTGATAATGGTGCTGATTCTGGTTTAAGCAAGCCTGTTGTTTCTGTATCAAATACAATGGCAGTTCTTTTATGTTCAGTCATTTTCTTCTCCTTCAAAATAATCCATAAGCATCAAACCCATTACACCATAAACAGCTAAATCTGATAAAGTGTCAATAATTTCATCGTGAGAAAGTTTCTCACCAGAAGCTATCATCTTTGCCATGTTCTCAAATCTAACATATTTTCTTTTTATATCGAAAAACAACGACAACAAAGCAAAATTCTCTGGTTCTTCACTTCTTGTTTTGACATAATCTCCATACAGAACACCCTTTCCTGCATGTATTAATGCCAATGCATCTTGTATTGCTAAAAAGTTTGCGTTCTTTTTTGATTTCAGCAAAATTCCATCAGAGAGTCCTGATAATTTTACCAGTTTATCACGAAATGTCATGTTTTCAGCCATTAATATTCCCCTTTTGCAACTTGGCAGCAAAGCAAACCATTTTCGCGCCACATTTTGACGACTTTTTCTCTATCATCAAAGACAGCAATTACATTGCAAGTCTTCAAAATTGAATCAAGCATTCTTTTTTTAAGAATATCATCTGGTTCTGTGTTATTGTTAGGACGCATCCAAATCTGATTGTATGGAATATTGTTTTCCGAAAGCCAGTCTTCTGTCCTTTCTCTAAATTTTTCAGGTCTTCCTGTGCAAATATAAATTGCATATTCTTCAGAAAGAGCTTTGCAAATTTCAGCAACATATTTGTTCGGAATATCTTTCTCCAACGAATTGTTAAATGCTTCATAATCTGGTTTGAATTTAATTTTGCTTTTATCTGCAAGAAAAACACCATGCTCATTTTCAATAACAGCAATGTTTTCTTTTGTTTTAAGTTCCTCAACGAAAGTGAATTTCCCACCATTATATTCGACAGAACTTCCAGATTTTGGCTTCAGAAATTTAAGTCGTTCAGGACTTGTTTTTGCAAGTGTTCCGTCAATGTCAAAAATAACAATATCTTGCATAATTATTCCTTTCTTAAAATATCAAGAAGTTTACGAGCAGCAACAGCTTCATCTTTGCTTATTGCTTTCTTTTCGAGAACAGAATTAATAAATTTATCCATTCCAATAGCAGCTTCTGTTTTGTGCGAAATTAAAAACTTTTCAGCCCATGGATGGACTTCAATCACTCTTTTTATCATCTCATCAAAAACTTGGCGATATTCATTCTGTGTGCGATAGCCTGTGCGGGATTTTGCAAGCTCTGCTAATGTTCTCAAATTAAATTTTGCAATAATATTGGTGCAAATATTTGTTGGCAAAACACCCCTTGCATCTTCTTCTGGAATGCCCAGTTCGATCATTTTCTTGTAGGCTTCATTGATATCTGACATTGTCTTATCATAAATCTGACTTGCCAAACCATTTCCTCCAAAAGTATAGTTTTTTATGTAATCAAAATTTTCCATGTTCAGCATGCGCATTGTCTGTTGTGCATATGAGCCTGTTCGAGTTCTGACAAACTGGTGTGTAAATGCACGGCTGACACCTCTGATTTCAAAGATATAGTCCACAAACTCCCAAGAAGACGGAACAGTCTTACTCATGTAATCAAGCTCAGCCATTTTCTCTTCTTCTGACATAGCCTTGATTTTGTTTTCAGTTTCTTTGCCAAGTTCAAGACGAGTGCTTTTCGTGTACAGCAAGGTGTCAACTGCATCTTTGGTGTAGTTAATTAGCCGAACTTCCATTCTCTTTCTCCTGCAACAATTTTTCATTCAAACTAATAATTTTCACATCATCCTCAGTTAAAGTTACCAAGGATGTGCAAACTATGCATTCAGACTTTTTTGAAATGTATTCTTCCACCTCTTTATTGTTCCAGTGCTTAATAACATCTTCAAGATAGCCCACGGAATTAAGAAGATTTTTGTACGGCTTCAGCTGCAAATCAAGTTCTTTTCTGATTTGTTTTATTCGCTCATCAACCATTTTTTCATATGTGATTATATTCCTTTCGAATTCTTTATCATCAAAAGTCCATTTCCAATATTCAGGAAGCAAAAGTCCTAACTGTCCATGTTTGCTTGAAAATGGCAATTCCAAAGTTTGGCAGACAAAAGCCTTTTTATATTTTTCCAAGACTTTCATTTCATCTTGTGGAAAAAGTTTTAACAGAACTTCCTTTTGAGCATCTGCATATTCCTGAGCCATTTTTTCCAAAATGGATTCTTTTTCAAGATTAGGATTTAATCGGATAATTTGTTCTTTGGCAATAGCAAGCAGATCTTCAATCATATACTTTGCCATCTTCTTTTTTCTTGGTGAAGCCATAGTATTTCCTTTCATTTGTTGCACATATATAATGTTTTGTTGTAGTTGTCTTGCTTCATGATTTTTTCAATAATATCAACATCATCAATAACATCATCAAGCATAATTTGCCGCCAAGTTGCAAATCTGCCAAGGGAATAGATTTGTTTTTCGCGACTTAAATTCAAAATGTTGTTCTTGCGAACTGTATCATCAACAGGGATGATTTTGCCAAGGGATTGAACAACCTTGACTGGGTTAGTGAATGAAGCATGGCTCATATTAATTCCAAAATATTCTCTGAGAGCATTTGCTATTATTGATGCTTCTGCACCCTTTTCAAACAAGGCATCAATTGCTTCTTTTCTTCCCTCAAAAATAGCTTCATTGCCAGATATGCTCAATCTATAAAACGGCGTTTTTTCTGACACATCATAAATTGTCTGATAAACATCAACTGATGGTTCATTGATAAAAAAGTTAACAGAGCAAATTTCTTTACATTCATATTTTACATCAGAATTCAATCCTGCAATTTTCATATTCAATGGCATAGGCAAAGTTGAAATTGCAGCAGAACCACTAGGCTTTTCAACTTTATGATTATATTCAATCTCAACACCCTCAGCCAGCCTTTCAATAAAATCGCGCGGGGCTATGTATCGAACTTCGCCATGAAAATTTCCAATGCTGCGTTTAGCAACTGTTCCTGTGACTTTTTGAGAATAAAGATTTTCAAGTTTTAAATTGCTCTCGTTGTAAAGTTTACCATCATACCAGATAGCCTTTCGAATGCTAACTTTCTTGAATGGAATTCCTGTTGCAATTGAAACTTTGTCTGTTCTGAATCTCAAAAGAGCTTTGTGATTATGAGGCAATTCTGATTTTGCTTCAAACACAATTGGGTTATGCTTTCTTAGGACATTCGCAGCAATAAGACCTGCCATTCCAGCACCCCAAATTTGCAATCTATTTTGCACTGTATTCTCCAATGATCTTGTAAATGTTGTCAGAATTAAAAACATTTTTAAATTTATATGGCTCTTTATTGAGAATTGATTCAATATGATTTACCATAATCTTTCGAGCTTTGACAGAATTAACAATTGAAACATTTTCAGCCAAAAAAGTTATCATTTCAAGACAATCAGCAATTTTTATTGCATCTTTCTCTTCTTGAGTCGGAACATACATTTCGTGAGCAATTGCCAAATCATCTTCAATTTCATCAACAATCTTCTTAATTTCAGGATGTTCCCATTTTACAGTTGATGGAATATCCCCTGTAAATATTTCATAAAAATCATGCAACATGCAAGCCATAAGCATCTGATAAGATATTGGCTTATTGTATATGAAGCCAAGAATCATAGATGCTCGCCATTGGTGCTGTGAATTAGTTTGCTTATTTTTGACACAAACCATGGCGTGATATCTCTGCACATCACCACTGTCTAAAATTGTTTTAATGTCTTCAATTTTCATTTAGTTAATTCCTTTGCATCAAAAGATTGGAGGGCAGAGGTGCTGCCCTCCATTTAATATTACATCGGATCTGAATCACTTTCAATATCGGATGCCATTTCAACAGGATTTGCAACTTTTACATCACCACCAATAACTGCTTTGCGAAATTCACGAGCTGACATGTAAAGCTCAACTCCGCCAATTTCAATTGTTGGTTTATAAGCAGCAATTGAAATACCAAACCAAGATCCATTATCGTTGCTTTCCGGAACAGTGGTCAATTTGTATGCCATATAGAACATAGCAGGATTCATTGTTCCTTTTCCATCTGGCTTCGGAATCTGCAGCTGATTGATAAGGGTATTCCATCTGCGAGCTTTCTTGAGCTGAGACTTAGCCAAAGAAATTACAACTTGCTTCGTGGTCTTCTTTTCTTCGTCCACAATCAGACCATAATATTCAGCTGTCGGAACAATTTCATTGCCATCAGCTGTAATGTGATTTCCTTTGTCATCAACTTCGCAAGCCTTATATTCAACATCACTGATGCCATGGTCAGCCACGAATCCACCACCAGCTGTGCGGGGCTTCCATTCAATATGTGCTCTACGGTATGAAACAGGAATGAAAACTAATCCTTCAGCACCATCTTTAATTTCGTTGGAAATATTATCAAAGAACATCCCCTCTTCAGCACCTTGAATATATCCACCTGAACTTTTCTTGACTTGGTCAGAGCCTGATTGCAAGATTGAAATACGAGGGATGGCAAAATCATCTTTATTCATTAATTCGGTGCCAGCACCAGCATCTTCCATCAGCATTGCATCAAGCTCTGAATTAACAACCGGATTTTCTTTTTTCAGAGCAATTTCTTTCTTATCAGTCATATGTGTTTCCTTTCAAACATTAAACATTATCAATTGTGTGTTAACCAATCTTTCTTGGTTGTTTAATAACTGCCTTAAAACCTGTGTACACACTAAACAGATCAAGTGGAACATTTGCACCACTGGCAAGTTTCTCTTTGATATATGAAGTCAAAGAAGCATTATGAACAGTTGTGCTTCTGTCATACTCCATACCAATTTCTTTGCAGAAGTCAACGAATCTGTCTGCAATTTCATCTTGTCCTTTGCCAAAATCAACAGAAATGTTGTTTTTGATGATAGCTTCACCACCATTAGCACGCATCCAATCTAATGCTCTGTGGTTTCTATCAATTAGAGCATCTCTTTCATCACCTTGAGCTTTCAAAATTGCACCGCGTGATGGCAAAGAAGCTTGGACAACATCTTTAATAGTTATTTCAGATCCATCACCAAGAGTGAATTTCTTTATTCCGATACCTGTCATCATGTCCGGAAGAATAACAGTCTCAATTTCTCTGTATTGTTTTTTCTTTTCTTCAATTTCAGCTTCCATTTCAGCAATTTCACCTGCCAAATTTACCATTTCGGAAGCCTTTGTTTGCAAATCATTGAGACTTATGTCTTTATCTGCATTTTCAGCATCAGATTGAAGCAAAGCATCAAAATCTTTCTTTTCCATATTATTTCTCCAAATTGAACTCGATTGGAATATAGAATCCATCACCTTTATTTCCATCAGAATCTCTTTTCCGGTTCCAATAAAGAAATCTAACTTTCTTGAAACCAAGCAAGACTAGAGCAAAGCAAACACATTGCAAAGCTGTTGGATCACCTAAATTTGGCCAAAGAATGAAATCATTTTCAGCATCAAACTCTTTAAGAGTGCTCATTGCTTCTCTCATATATCTTGTCGGCATTGAGCAAATTCTTTGGTCTGATGTAAAAACTCTTTCCAATCTACCATATTCAGAAGCCTTGGAAAAATCCGGCACCCAACCATTCTTTGGTCTTGGCTCTTGAACAATATATACAACCATTATGTTAATTCCTTTTCATTTACATCATTATCATATTTTATTTTTTTGTAAAAGTAAACAATTATTTTACAATAATCAACTTTTCTTTTGATCTTGTTGCAGCAGTATAAAGCCAGCGAGTCTGATCAATTATTCCCCCTCTAACGGCAGAACTCTGGTCCCAAACCATTGTTGCATCAAATTCAGAGCCTTGAGCTTTATGTGCTGTCAAGCAATATGCAAAATCGAATGGATATATGTCTGCTTTAATTGGCAAACACTTCCAAATTCTAACAAAATCCTGTTCAAATTTTTCAGAATCATGATATTTCCAAAAATCCTTGTTCCAGAATTTGAATGAATTGAATGAATTCAAAACACCCGTTGCTCGTTTTACATAAATCACAGAGAGTCCTGCCAAATCTTGAGAAATATCAAGATTTTTTACAGTAGAGAATATTTCTCCATTGAATGCCAATATTCTGCCACCCCACCCACTGCTTTTGTCTCTGATGTTACTAAGCGAAATAACAGGCTCATTTTCATAGACTTTATTTTCCACAAAGCCTAATTTAGCACGAACTTTGGCATTAATCGTTCTTCGAAGATTGTTGTTATAACAAATGTGAGTATATTTATGTGAATTCTTGACAACTTCTTCATGAAATTTATTAACAACCAGCAAATGCTCACTATCTTCAAATTGTTTGAAATTTCTGCCACCCTCACGAATATGCGTTGCAAGATTGATAATTGGATTTTCTTTGGCTACACGATGCACCTCATCAAGAAAAATATCAGTCTTTGTTTCTGCAAAAACATCTTTTGATTTTATCGGTGGCAATTGCATCCCATCACCAATAAGAACAACCTTGTCAAACACACTTGTGATATCAGCAAGCTCTTGCTCTTTCAGCATAGATGCTTCATCAATAATAGCAATTTTGTTTTTAAGCTCTTCAGGATTCGCCACAAAATCAAATGCCAGCTCTTCACTTTCAATAACAGGTATTTTCTCACCATGGTCATCAAGAATGAAATTTCCATCAGCATCCTTATGATATTGCATTTTTCCATCACTCTTCTTATATTTCAAAGTATTTCTTGGTGAATACAATATTGAGTGAAGTGTGCTGGCAGATATTCCTTTGTCTCTTAAAACTTGAGCAGATTTGTTTGTGGGTGTCAAAACAAGACACTTTTTGCCAAGCTCTTGTGCAGCCTTAGACAACACGAATGATTTGCCCGTTCCAGCATATCCTTCAATTTTGCTAACACCCTCTCTGGCATTGCAAATTAAATCATAAGCTGCTGCTTGCTTCTCTGTTAACATATTGTTTATTCCTTTCCATTCCATTCATTTGCTAAATTACATTGGCAAAGCATCATCAACAGGATTACCACCTGGCTCTTGATTTTGCAGCCATTTATTAAATGCTTGTTTAATTTCTTCAGGTGTTGCATTTTTATAATTTTCAACAACTTCAGGAATTATCCACATTCTGCATCTGGATCCATCATCTAAATATATCGGCTTATCATATTGGACGAATCCTGCATCTTTCATCACCTCAGCCCACTTGTAATCAGAAAATTTCAATAAATTCTGTGGGGTTGTTTTTGATGATTTTATGTGTCTGATAGATATGACATCCATATTGAATGGATGGGCTCTGTCTGACACTCTTCCAAAAATAAATTGTTCCAATGCATTTCGGCTTGCTTCGATAGAAACAAGTTTTTGTTTTGTCATTGGAGCTGTACCTTTTGGATTAAATTTATCAAGTTTTATCTTTTTGAAATAATTCATTAAAATCCCCGCGCAATCTGGTGAATCTAAAAAATCATATAATCTTTTGTAATATTCATCTGTGTTTCTCTCAACTGGAACTTGAATAATACAATATCTTTTGTCATATTGGTCAACAAGCAAAGCATCTTCATGGTTGGTGGTCATAAGAATGTTGTATCTGTTCGGCATTGTATAGCTTCTTCCACCAGGCAAACGAACCATTGTAGTTGGCTCTGTTATAAAAGGCTTCATCTTATTCATCAGCTCAATTCTATCTGAATGCTTAATTTCCTCAACAATTACCAATTGAGCCTGCTCTTGCCAATCTGTATAAATTTCATGCAGTCTTTCATTGCTTGGCGATTTCACATTATCCTCACCAAGAACTTTTCGCATAAAATGCCCGATTGTAGATTTACCTGTTTGCTGATGTTTACCGCATAATACAACAGACCATCTTATTTTCACTCCTGGATTCTGAACTTGATAAGCCAACCACTCAATAAGAATCTGTCTCTCTTGCTCATCAGGAATCAAAAATTTAAGATGATCTTCAAAAATGCTTGCATCCCCATCGATTGGATCAACACACGGATTCACCCATGTATTTATCTTGCGCATTCCATCTTCTTCAATAATTAAATCCTGACCAGGTGCAAATGTTGGGCAGTCAACAATATCAATTACAGAATCTGTCACCATCTCATCAACAATGCTATCTTTTGGCAGCTTCAGTTTCTTTGCCAATTGGGCTTTATCAAGTCTTTGTTTCAATCCAGAATCTGTATATTCTTTTGTAGATATAATATGAATCCATCCAAACCCTGCTTTTTTAAGCAGCATGCTGACTTCATCATCAGTCATCTTTCTTATGAAAGATTCACCTTTTGCCAGAAGGATATCATCAAGACCTTTATAATTTTCATCCCATGTTTCTATTTCAACATCAAGACCAATATCTTTCACAAGTTTGTGAAGCTCAGCAATCATCTTATAAGTTGCTGAGCTGTCTTCGCTATCAAGAGCAATCTTGACTGTGCTAACTTCAAGCTCAAGCAAAACATTCTTAAGATCTTGCGGTGCTGTATTGACACCATTCAATCCAATTGTATAATAATTTCCAAGCGCAGTTGCAATATCTGCTTTGAGTGGTCCTTCTGTTATTCTTATGACAGATCCACAATTTTTTGGATTTCCATCTTTGACGTTGATAATTGGACAGTGAGTTGTTGGATAGGCTTTTCCGCCTTCTGTTTTATTTCCAGAAGAGCAAAGCAAATATTTTCGATTATTTAATGCTTTTCTTGGTCGATTCAATATATAATTGACATTCCCTGCAATATCCCTAATCGGGATCAGCATTCCTGTCTGTGCATTAAAAGCTCTTTGTCCATTTGCATTTATAAAGAATCCTGCACATCCTGTCAAATTATAACTTGAATCAATTTTAGAGACAGCTTTTGCTGACTGTGTATTTTTGCCATTCTGCCAAGTCTTATAGCCAGCTTGAAGAAAGAACTGCTGTTTTAATCCTCTTCTTGTCAATTCTTCAATTTCTTGAGCATCTAAATTTAAGATGCTCAAGAAATTTTCGTTTATTTCAGTTGTGAGTGATTTTCTGTTCGTCTTGAAATAAGTGTTTGATGACATTGCTGCCTCTTGGTTTGATGGAATTATTCATAAAATATATCCAATTTTTGGAAAATAAAATATATTTTAATTGCCCGCCAATCCATCAACAGCTTTCTCAGAATCTCTCTTTTTATACATAAGCTCATGCGATTCATCATCAACTGACACATAACCGTGATTCCAGTCCCATGTCAGATCTTTGTTCCTTCCGCCTTTTGCCAGATAATTTTCATAAGAAATTCCTTCATCCCCTGCAGACAAAATGATATCAAATGACTTGTATCCCCAAGTTCCATCACGTCTCGGATTTGTTTTCATCTTTGATTTGATAATTCCTGCTTCAAACTGAGATTTTTTGCCAGAGTGTTGAGGCTTTGAAGCCTTTTTATTTCCTTTATTTTCATCAATCATCTTAAACAATTCTCCAATACCATAACCAAGTGATGCTCTATCACGAAAAGACAGCACAGCAGATAAAGTTCTTTCAACAGCAGTCTTGTGATCTCTGAATTTTGAAATTTTCTTATTTTCAGGAACTGTTGTGTTGTAAAGTTCTGCCAATTTAGTTCCAGACATAGATTCAAGAACCAATTCAATCTCTTTTGCTACATTTTCTGTCATTGTTTATTCCTTTCCATAAAATCAGATTACAATATTATTCTATAATAGAACAAAACAAAAGTAAAGCAAAATTTTACATTTTTGTAAATATTTTTTCAAAATTTTCTTTAATTGATTGAATTTCTTCATATATTTTTTCATTTATCCTATAATAAATGCAGCTTCCTCTTTTTTCACATAGCAAAATTCCAATATCTTTCATTTGTTTCAAAATATGAGAAAGTGCAGAATATTTCATCCCAGAATAGCTGCTCAAATATTTTGGTGTCAACTCTTTTTTGCCAGAATCAATAAAATTCTTTAAAATTTTAAATCTGTTTCCGCATACACATTTAATTATGCTTTTCTCTTTATTCATGTGTATTTCATCTCCCTATTGAATTGTTTCGTCTTTTTCAATTATAAATCCATTATTAATTGCAATTGCTCGTCCGTAAACTTTCTTGTGACATATCGGGCAGTCTTCAATTTCATTTCTGCCAACTGGAGAAAATATATTCCCACAGCTTGGGCAATATCCTATATCATAGATAACAAAATCTGCCATTTCAACTTTGTCAATATATAAGATTTTGCATAATTTTCCCATAATTATCTTTCGTCTCCAGAACCATGCATCTTTCCTCTTGCCATTCTATCAAACAATTTGCTTGCATTTGTTCTAAGAATTTCTTCTGTGGTGAATCCAAGAGAATTACTCAAGTCTGTAAAACTATTCACAAGACTACGCATAGCTGCTCTTTCTTTCTGTTTGTTTCCCTCAGCCATACCATTCACCATCATGCCAATCTTTGAGGAAATTGACATGATAATCTGATGAGGTTTCTTGGCTGTGTGAAGATTATCAGACTTGAACTGCTGATGATTAAAATCAATTGATTTCCGCAAATATCCAAGATGTGTTATATACCACCCCCAGTCACCAAGCTCTTTCTTCAATCCGGCTTGTTTTTCTTGTTCAGGAACATCATCTCTATGAGCTTTCTTAAGTTTCCCTGTAATTTCTCCAAATTCCTCTAGAAAACCATAAAAGCACTGCTCTTGTGTTCCTTTTCCATCCCAGGTTTTCAGAACTACATTTTCCAAATAATTTTTAGGCGTCATTTTCACTCTCCAATTCATCAGAAATTCTAAAATTATCACCTGCAACCAAACCACTTCTGGTTGCTTCGGAATCTATATTATTTGACAGCTTTCTTTTTGCCTTGTAAATTTTATTGAGACCAAAATCTTTCATAAAGTCTTCTTTCAAATTCTCTCTGTTCAAAACAACCAAGTCTGTGCCTGTCGACTTTTGGCAATTCTGCTGTCTTGTTTCAATTAAACTGTACAGCCTTTCTGCAACTCTTGTACAATATCCATTGCGAAATGAATTTGTCATCACCAAACTATTATTGCCGAGTCTTTTATTGGCAAGATAATTCGTTGAATGCTTAAATTTCTGGACTTCAATCTCCATCTCAAATTCAAATCGCTTTGCCATATCAATTGCCAAATTAACAAATTCATCATCACCAAAAACAATCAGTTCTCTGCCTTTTGTAAATGATATGCAGCCAAAATATTCAGCAATCAGATTTATAACGCCGTTGAACAAATAAAATGGATATTTCTTTTTTGGAATAAAATATTCATGTGTATTGCTGCTCTTTCTCTTGAGCTGATATTTCTCGATCTGATATTTCTCAATCAGCATGTTTGCCTTTTCCATGGCAATCTTCTCTTCTGCTTCAGTCGCACCATTGCTTTGGTTAACCTCTAACAACTTCTTAACTTGCTCAATTATTTTGCTTTTATCCAGCATCTTTCCAATCTTTCAAAATATTCTTATCAATCAGAGAATCTATCTCGATTTCATCAAAATCTTCATCCACAGAGCAATTACTATAATCTTCAATATAATTGTTATCACATTCTGTCTTTTCTTTCTTCTTGTGTTTCTTTTTCATCTTAATTCTCCATATCAGAAAACAATCTTCCAAAAAAAGAATCAATGTTTTTAATGTTTGTGAAATTTTCAACCACAAAATTTTCTTCAAAAAAAGAATCAACATCAGAGCCTTTAACTGAATAAACAATGTCTTTACAATTAACTAATATGATACTATTTCCATCCTTTGAAGCGTATATTTTATGCCATATTGGCTGCTGTGGCTGGAATTTTGGTCTTTGAAGCAAATCCTTAACTGTTTTTAATTCAATCCAAATTGGCTGCAAATTTTTGCTGAGACAAAAAACATCAGGAGTGCCTTGATTGACTCTGTTTTCGATCCTCTCATAATATTTCGTATGTTTTTGGATGAATGGACGAATCTTTTCCCAAAATTCCTTTTCCTTCATCTTTCCCTCCAGCAATCACAAGAATTTCTCTTTTGCTAATTTTCTGAAAAAATCAACCAAAGAATTTTTGAAAGATGAATCTGTGATTATTTCATCAAACCATCCAGTGTAGTCCAAACACAAATTCTCACGAGCTTTTTGCTCTCTTTCCGACAAAGGCATTCTTATCTTGTGACATTTTCCATCTTCTTTATCAAAGATAATAGCAGAATCATCATCTTCAACCAAAAAATCCTTTCTCAATTCAAATTCTTGGAAAAATAAATCAATCAAAGAATTAAGCTCTGGAATGTTTTTAAGCTCTTCAAGCAATTTTCTTTTTGGCTTAGAAAAAGGAAGGCAGGCTCCATCTTCTTTTTCTTCAATAAAACTTTCTTCTGTCATTTTGTTTTCTCCACTGGATTATAAGAATTTTCAACTGCAAATTTGAGAAAAATCTTGATATGGCTGATGTCAGAATTAAGGCTGCCAATTCCAAGGCTGTCAGAAAATCCAAAACATTTTCCATTTTCAATAAATCCTGCGGATGTTGCTTCCTTGTGGACTGCAGATGCAATTTCTTTATGAGAAATGTTATCTGGAAAAATAACTGGGAAAACTCTGTCAAAAATAATATACTTCATTGCCACCTCCTATCGATTTAATAGGTGGTGGCAAACATCATAAGAATGCACTTCTTGGCATTTTCTCATTGCCTCATCATCAGAGCATCCACATACTAAAATCGCAGCAAGGGCAAGCAAAAGCATAATTTTTTTCATAATGTTTATTCCTTTCCATAAATTAAATTGTTTATCTATTTACATTCTAATATATTTTTAAAATAAGTCAACAATTATTTTACAAGAATGTAAACTTTTTTACATTCTTATTATTTTTCAACATTTTTCTTTTCTCTTTATCTCTTTTCTTCTTAAGAATTTTGGCTGCCTTTTTTGCATTTTTTACCATCTTTCTGTGCCATCTTTCTAAAAAAACAGACTCTCTTTCGGCTTTTTTAAGAAAATTCTTTGCAAAATTCATGTCAGCAATCAGATAAAATTTGAATGTTAATGGTCTGCTGTTTACAAATGTTAAATACTCTTGAGGAAACATAAAAGGCTGAGCAAGAATTTCTTTCCTGCTCAGTGGAAAAATAAAAGGGTGACCATCTAAATATCTTTTCTTGACATTGTTCAAAGTTGCTCCACTCATTATGCCACCTTTTCGATAGCATTGAATGTATGCAGCCCACTGCATTGGTGTCATCTTATATACCCACCCACCAATGCTTGCTCTAATCATTTCTCCATCTTTAAATGGTCTGTGAAATTCTGGAAATTTATTCGGATTGTTCAATATTAATCTCTCCATTTGCAGAAGCTGATTTCATATACAAATCACCACCAACTTTCTTGAATTGCATCTGCTGATAAGGCAAAAGAATTCCACCAATATTGTCAGAAGATGGCTCAGAATCAGTAACAACAAAATTTACCATCACTTCTGAAACATTTTGGATGAAAAATCCATCCCCTGTATTAACTTCTGCAATTGCTTGCCAATTTTTATTCAATTTTTTTCTTTCGCCAATTTGCATGCTCTTTCTCCTTTTGTGATTAAATTTTCTTTTCCATTGTAACTCAGAAAATAAGCACAGATTAAGTCTCTACTCTGAATCCATAAAGAAAAAATTTCCCAGTCCCTGACATATTTATATAGACATCAAGCCGCATGACTTCGGCATTAACATCTGCACTGCTCTTGAACTCTGATGAAGGTATTTTGAAAAAATATTCACGATTGTCATTGCTTGTATCTTCATCTTCCGTTTCTGACCAGCTTTTGTAAGAAACCGTATTGATGTCATATTGATTATAGCCCTGGATAACAAAGCGCTTGACAAATGTCTTTCTTGGCAAGATGACATAAAAATGTAGAGCTTTTGTTCTCGTCCATTGCAGATAATCTGCCGGAACATTTCCTGCAAAATCATTATAACCATGCAGCCAAACCGCCGCTTTGGCAGCTTCCAAATCGCCATTTGAACTGCTGCTGACACCTTTTATTTCCGCATTTAGCTCAGCAGTTTGGTGCCAGCTTTCGGAAAGTAGAATGACTTCGAGCATCGTATCTTCGGTCAGAACAAGACTTCCACTCTGTGCTTCATAACCGTCAGCCTCAACATGCCACTCAATCTGTGTATTTTCTTCCGCAGTCAAATTGTTACGGACTTCTCCATTAATTGTTACAACAGAATTTGATGGTGTAGGATTGATTGCAAATTTGTATTTTTTTGTGCTCTCTCCAGAATCTGGACTTTTTCCGGAATATATAGGATTTTGCTGTATAATTTTTGTGGCAATATTTTCAGAATTTATTGCTCCACCAGCAAAGATGATGTTTTTCTGCATTGTTTTTCTCCAACCAATATGCTTATTTTATTATAAAATTCACATCTTGTAAAGTCTATAATTCTCTGGTCCAATATGTTTCTTGATGTTGCTAAGCCATTTGCTTTTCTTTCTGTTTTCTGATTTTAAATCTTTGATGATTCTTTCTTGGCTTTTATTATCAATTGTCATCTCTGCATTTATTCTTTTCAATTCTTTTATTTCGTTGTTAAGTCTTTCTATCTCAAATAGATAGAACATGGATGTTTTATCTTCGTTCATCACTCTGCCTTTCTAAGAACACACTCATAATGACTTGGCAAATATTTACCACAGACTCCAACTATCTCTTCTACTGGATCTCCATATGATGGATATTTTCTGGCAATATATTTTCCATCAGGAATATCAATGAATCCAAGCTCTGATGCATAAACAGGGAAATCAATATGCCTAATTTCACCATCAACTTCATGCCAGATTCTTTCTTTCTCGTTAACTTGCATCTTTTCAAATGCAAGTTGCTCTATTTTCTTGGCAGAAATGTTTGAAAAATCAAAAAGAGTGCTTAATAGTAGCGTTGCAGCTTGCTGGTTATAATTGAAAATTCCAGCAATAGAAATATAGCAATCAGCAAGTTCTTTTATATCACCACTTTCGGAATATTCTTGGAATTCTTTATTAAATTTTGCAAATTGATTTTTAAATCCGACATCACCAAAAAGATTTTTATGTCTTTCTGCCATTGTTTTGAATTTAAAAAAATCAAAATACTCAGTTTCATTTTTCTTCATTTTTCGCTAAAATCCTATCTTTTCTCTTATTTTCCCAAAAGAAGCCAATTCTATCTGTCTGATTCTTTCCTGACTCAATTTGTGCTCTTTCGCCAAAGCCCTTAATGGCTTGTCATTTATCCTGCCAAGAATTATGTTGAAATTTCTTTCTTTAAGTTCTTTCTTTGCAATTTGCAAAATTTCTTGCCCGCATATTTTTCTGTCAACATCTTTGCATTCTTCTGGAATTTCCAAATCGCAATCAGGATCATCAATATTAATATAGCTGAAATTCTTATAATCATCAATGTCTTTCTTGTTCGTTTCTGTTATTAAGTCTGGATTTTCAGTAAAGTGCAAATTCGGACGAATAACATTTACATTTCTAAGAACATATTGTCCAAGTTGATAGTGTATCCAGTGTTGCAAATAAACACCAAAACTTGATTCCATGCTTTGGTCAAATTTGTCGCAAGCTCTTATCAAAGCAATAATTGATTCCTGCTTAAGATCTTCTTTCTCTAAATTCGCCCATGAATATTTGCCAATCCATTTCTTTATGAGAGGTGCATACATTTTTCTCAATTTCAAAATGTCTCTGTTTTCAATGCATCTTTTAATTTCTTCTTTTCTTGCTTCTTCTGCAAAATTTTCTTGTTTCATAAATTCCTCCAATTTTAATAAAATTTATTAAATAAATCAACACCAGGGAGCACAAAATGCCTATCCAAAAGATGAGTTGTCAAAACATAAATCTTTTTCGGATTGAATTTCTTGACCTCTTCCACTACTCTTGTAATTGTTTTGCCAGAGTCAATTATGTCATCAGCAATTATGCATATTCGATTGTGATATTGTGTATTGTTCTTTGCTTCTTCATCTAAATTGATAATATTTAATTTGTCTCTTTTTCTTTCTTTGTGAAAATAAACAACTTTACAATATAAAGGATTTGATGGCAAAGACATTGACAATTCATTATAAACTGACATTGCTCTTCCCTCTGCACCTTTATCAGGCGAAAAAACAAGAAATTTATCATTTATGTGAGTCTTGGCAATTCTTTCAATTTCAGAGCTCCAAATTTCAGAAAATCTTACATTATTGAATTTGATTCCACAAACTCTTGATTTGTAATCTCCAAGATGAAAATCATATGTTGTTATCTCTTTAATTCCAATATTTTTTAACATTTTGAAAAATGAATCAAGAATTGCTATTTTGCAACCGAGCTCTTTCTCTGGTTTATTTGCTCTTGAAAATGGGAAATATGGCAAAATAAGTTTAATGTGAGAAAATCCGTATTTTGCCAACTCAGCAACTAAATGCTGCAAAACAAGCTCAGCCCACGGAATGTTAAAATTGAAATTGATTTCAATCTCTGGACCATACATCTCTCTAAAATGTTTCAAAGAATAAGATGCCAATCGAATCATAAATTCACCATTCCTGTGATATATGATCTTAGCAAAAGAAGCATTCCCAGCACAGTTCAAGAATATCATCTCATCACTATTCTTCATGTTGATTTGTCCTTTTGTGTTTATCTTCCCAACTTAAACTCATATGTATTCCTGTTTGTGAAGAAAATCCAAAATGGCGGCGTTCTGTGATGCTGCCATTCACTTCCAATTTCTCATCATGGATAGAACTGCATCTGAATTCAAGCACCTCATCTCCAATCAGCACAGACACTTCTTCACCAATCTCAAATAGCCTAACATTGCTATATTCCTCCACCTTTTGTCTGATAATTTTCTTGGCATCAGCCAGACTCTTTTGTTCAGCAGCAGGATTGGTTGCAAAAAGATCAAATTTTTCGCTGACTATGTTCCATGCACCATTTCTTTTACATTTATAAATGTATCCAATGAATTTGCCATCCAAATAGACATTCCAATCTGAAAAGAATGATGTTTGCTTTTCTTTAATAAATTTAACTGCTTTTGCCATCAATTGCTTCCTCTTATCTCTCTGATTCTTGCCAAAGCCTTTTCAATTCGAATATTTGGCTCGATTGTTTCTGAAGTCAAAATGCACTCAATAGCATGCAAAACAGTCTTGGTTGTATCAATGCTTTCCTGCTTTGTGCAATTTTTAAGGTCTGAAATGAAATTTACAAATTCGTCTTTATCAACCAGCACAGAATCATACTTTTTACAATATTTTCTGACTAAATTGCTACAAATCTTGACAACTGGCACATTCTCATATTCAGCACCAAAATCTTCCGGAGAATAAAGTCCTGCCATATCAACACTTCCTGTGTATCCTAACTTGTTAGAACGCCAAAGCACCCATCCATTATTGCTATAATACGAATGCTTTATGCTAATGCAAATATAATGTCTGTTATTCATCCTTCAATCTCTCCACATTCATAAATGCAAAATTCTGTGAACAATCAGCTGTTATCCTAAAAAGAACTTTAATTCCATTTACGATATAAAAACAATCATTCTGATGGCTATCTGAATAAATGGTAATACCACCTTTTCTGGCTATTTTAGTGACTTTTTTACCATCAATGAGTGTTTTACTGTTTGTAATTGATATTTTAACCATTGCTTTTCTCCATAAAATATCTGACGCCAATTCCAGGTTTACTGCGATAATAAGCAAGTTCCATTCTGCAAGCCTCTGCTGAAGCATAAGTGTCAACAACTTCTATTGTTTCACCATCTTTAATGAACTTGATGTCCCAAAGTTCTTCTTGTTTTTCATCATCTGGTGATTCAAGAAATCGCTGAATCTGCACCAAAAGCACATCAATAAAGAGTTTCTTGTTAGTATCCCATGTGTCAATTAAAAGCAAATGCTCTCGGGCTTTTCTTAAATTTTCCAAAACACCAGAATAATTTTTAATGGTGCTGTGCTTTTGTCTGATTCTTTCCTGCATTGCATTTTCAATGCATTCATTAAATTTCTTTCTGCTGAAATAAATTCTAAAAAACATTAATCAATCCTTTCTTAACATCGGTTGTGTGTATTTAATAATTTTTCCAGATATAGATTGAGAAGCTGTTATAATTAAACTTCCGCAAGGCTCATATCCATCATCGATCTTTTCATTGACTCTTGCCAAGAAATTCTCTTGCTCAATCTTTGTTCCTGTTGAAATTCCTTCAATTAATATATATCTATCTGACATAGATTTATCCTTTCAAAACATGATCGATAATATAAGCCCCCTCAAGAGCAGGATATAATGTGATAAAGTTATCATCACAATCTGCAACTACAATATACATCCCTGCCAATGATTGTTTTGTTTTGGCAAATTTCTCAATTGTAACATCAATTGTTCCTGTTTTATATTCACAGCAGAATCCAATAACTTTCTTGTATTTGTCTTGCCAAATTCCAGTTATTCTTCCATCTTCTTCTGCCACAATTGGATATGGTCTTGTTTCAAGAGGATTGTGTGAAAGCTGGAAAGTAAATTTTGTCTTATTCATCATCTTCTTCCTCACTATCAGTATTGATGCAATCAATTTCTTCCATTAATTCGACACAAATATTTGCCAACTCACGTATCAGTTCATCTTTTGTGAATGAATTCTGCACATATGTGGCAATGCATCCATCAGCTATGTCCTTGATGTCTTGTTTTTCTAATTTTTGCATAAATTTATTCCTTTCCATCTAGCAATTGAACTTGATTTTTAGTAAAGAATGCTGCAACTTTGGTGTAAAAATAGCCATCATCCTCTTCTTCATTTTCTGTGTCTTTCTTTTTCTTGATTGACTTATTCCAAATGGCAATTTTGCATCTGGCTTTTTCGCCTTTCTTTACGGAAGTTCAGACAAAAGAGCTTTTGTGCACTCTGATCTCGGGACATAGACAATATTGGTTCCACAGAGACTGGCATGACCAATCCAAGTAACGTGATAACCAAATTTTTCTGAAAGTTCATCAGAAATATTACCATCCCTTGTGATGATTCTAATTTTTACATATTTCTCATCAATTACTTCATCAGCAATCACGTCAATTTTATAAGAAATCTTTCTTACTTCTGCATAGCAATCTTCAGATTCAAGAAGATATTTTTTAATCGCATCAAAATCAATCATCACTCACCTACCTTTGCTGCAAATTCTGCATAATTTTTATTGAACTCAATTTTAACATATTTATGCAAATCATCCAGAAAATCACCCAAGATCTGAGACATAGAGTGATTGAAAATTTCTCCTTTCTTTGCAGAAACACGTATGCCATACATGTCATCAGCTTCAATCCAGATTTTAACATCATCAGGATATCCATTAATGTACACTCTGTCCATGCCATTCTTCATCCAACGTTTGGCAATAACTTTGCAATCACCGATGATCACTTCCATCGTTTATTCCTTTGCATAAAATAAGTTTATCAACCTTATATATACATTTATAATACCAATTTTCTATAAAGTCAACAAATATTTTACAAAAATGTAAACTTTTTTGAATTTATGTGTTAAAACAATTTGATATGTAAGTATTTTATAAGCAAAAATGTAAAAAGAAAATAGAAAGTTTTTGGTGCCAATTTTAGCGAAAAAATCGGAAATTTTAGGCTAAAAATCTCACTCGGAGTCTAAAAATGGTCCGAGTGAAAATGATAGCTTATTTTATATAAATTGTTATAAAACAATTACTTATATGAGAAAATGCTTCACTCGGAGTTTATCTGCAACTCCGAGTGAAAATGAGGTGACTCCGAGTTGAAAACGATAATCATTATCGTTTTGTGAAGCACCAGAAAATGCCAAAAATCCGATTTTTAGCTGATCGCGCCATTGCACTGGTGATATAAGTTATTGAAAAATATGAATAAAAAATTCTACTCGGACTTACTCGGACTTGTGTGAAAGTCCGAGTGAAAGATAAGTTATTGAAAAAGCTGAATAAAAAGCTGGTCGAATAAAGTTTTTAGCTCGGACTTTTTTTAAGTCCGAGTAGAGGGTATCTGTTCAAATCGAAAATGCGATAACTCGTTGTTTTAGCTTTATATTTTTTAGAAGTGGTCTTGAAAACAGTACTATTGCAAATGCCTTTTTTATTATATTTTACTCGGAGTTTATAGATACTTAGAAGAAAAATGTAGTGACAAAATAATAGAGGTAATTTTGGGATTTTTACGCTTTATCGCTAAAAAACACAAAAGTCCGAGGGAATTAAAAAATCTTTTTCGCTATTTTTTCGGCTAAATAAAGAAAACAATGCTATTTTTTGCAGCTTATTTTTGCAACATTTCAATTTACTTTCTGCAAATTAACAATTATACTTTATGCAGATTAAAGAGGATTTTTGCATGGAAAAAAGTAGCAATAAACAAAAACCATTGAAAATAGCACCAGTTTATACATACAAGGCAGAATACAAGAGTCTTATGAAGCAGGCTGTAATGCTTGGGATGAGTTTTGAAGATATTGCAGAACGCATTTTTAATGTGCCTAGGGAGATTCTTTTGCAATGGATGGTAGATTATCCGGATTTTGCAGAAGCAGCAAAGGACGGCGGAGAAAAGGCTGATATGCTTGTTGTAGATTCTCTGCATAAAATAGCAACAGGATTTGAATATAATGAAGAAGTGGTTGTTCCTGGACAGGGTGTAGAAACAATCACACGTTATTATGAACCAAATGTCAATGCAATTAAATATTGGCTTAGCAACAGAAAGTCTGACAAATGGAAAAATAAAGTTGACAATAATCTGTCTGGTGAAGTCAATGGTGGAGTTGCATTGGTTGTAATCGATAAAGACGATGAAGGATTGTAATATGATATTTGAATTTGCAAGATTTTGGTGGGTTGCAATGGCAAGTTTCTGTTTTGGGATGTTATCTTAGCAATAAATTGATATGCCAGAAACATTTGTTAAAACAGAAAAACAAAGAGAAGCAACCAGATTGCACGCTAGCAAAGCAACTTTTTCATTGCTTTCTGGTGGATCAAGATCAGGCAAAACATTTATCAATGTGCGTGATATTATTGTGAGGGCATTAAAGGCTCCGAATAGTCGCCATCTCATCGCAAGAAAGAGATTTAATCACGTTAAACAGTCAATTTATTATGACACATTGCAAAAAGTTCTTAAAATTTGCTTTCCAAACTTGGTGAAAGAAAAGGATTATTTTGAGAACAAATCAGATTGGTTCATAAAATTTAGTAATGGATCCGAAATTTGGCTTGCTGGTCTTGACAATGGTGAACGTCTTGAGAAAATTCTTGGCAATGAATATTGCACAATTTACATCAATGAGGTGAGTGAAATTGGCTGGGATGCTGTTGAAATGGTCAAAAGTCGTCTTGCTCAGAAAGTGATGTATAAGGACAGAGATGGTGTAGAAAAAGAGCTTGCTCTTAAAATGTATTTTGATTGCAACCCACCAAGCAAAAGACACTGGACGTATATCGTGTTTGTTCTTGGCAAAAATCCAATAGACAAACAGCCTTTGCAAGATGCTTCTGATTATGTTTGGCTGAGGATGAATCCTGATGATAATAAGCAGAATATCGCCAAGACTTATCTTGATGTTTTGAATAGCATGTCTGCTAAAAGCAGGAAAAGATTTAAAGATGGTGATTGGACTGATGATGATGAAAAAGCATTGTGGAAAACAGAATTGTTGGATGCTACAAGGATGAGCAAGTCTGATATTCCGGAGCTGAAAAAGATAGTTGTAGCAATTGACCCTGCCGGAACAAGCAATTCATCTTCTGATGCAACAGGCATAATTGTAGTTGGGCAAGATTATTCTGACCATGGATGGGTGCTTGAGGATTGCACTGGGAAATATAAGCCAAATGAGTGGGCAAAGAAGGCAATTGCATTGTGGGAAAGATGGCAGGCAGATTGCATTGTTGGTGAGGTGAACTATGGTGGTGACATGGTTGAAAATACCATTCATTCCATTGACAAGGGTGTGCCATTCAAGCAAGTTCGGGCAACTCGTGGAAAGGCTTTGCGAGCAGATCCAATTGTTGCTTTGTATGAGCAGGGAATCATTCACCATGTTGGGGTGCTTGCTGCTTTGGAAGATGAAATGGTGACATGGACACCAGAGAGCGATTGGTCGCCAAACAGGATTGATGCTATGGTTTGGGGCTTTACTTTTTTGTGGTTTGGCAGTAAAATATCTGATGAACAGATATATTTCTGCTGAAGTGGTGGAGGAATTTAATGAAAATTGTCAGAAGATTGTTTGGTGGTAAAAAGGGTTGTGAAGACACTTCAGCATCGAATTCGGATAATCCTTGTTTGAGCTCTTTTTGGGATTTTATTCACCAAAATGGTTTGAGCTATGCTTCTATGAGCATGGCATATAATCTTTATGAGACAACAGCATCTTTTTCGGATGCCGTTGATACAATATCAGTCAATGCAAAAAGTATCAATCCATTCATTTTTGATGAAAATTGGGAAATTGTTGAAGATCATCCATTGCTGAATTTTTTGTCAAGACCTAACAGGAACCAAAGTTGGAGAGAGTTCTTTTTTGAATGTGCAATTAACAAGCTTGTTTCAAACAATTTGTTCTTAATTGCCACAGGGAATGTTAACAGAGAAATTCTGGAAATATATCCTATTAAATCAAGTTATATTATCATGAATGGCTTGGATGTTAATTCTCAGCCTATATATCAGATTTCAGCTGCAAATAGACTCAGAATTTTCAATGGCATATACAAATTTGACACCAAGTCTAAATCTTTTTTGAACACAGATTATCGAGAGTTGATCCATCTTAAGGGATATTGCAAGAATTCTGGTGATGAAGTATTTGCTTTGCCAATTATCAATTCTGTTTTGAAAGAAATTGAAATTGCGAATGGATCAGCAGTTCATAACTCGTCTTTGCTCAAAAATGGTGTAACATTGAGCGGTATTTTCAAGCTTGCAACCAGTGACAGAAAAGCAATTGAAGAATTCAGAAGACAAGTAACAACATATTTCTCTGGAAATAGCAATGCTGGCAAATATATTGCTGCCCATGCTGATAACATTGATTTCAAGCCGATAAATGCAACAAACAAAGACATGCAGATTCTTGAATTGAAAGATGATTCTGAAGATGCAATTTATAGGAAATTTAATATTCCACAGCCCTTGTATAAGTCAGGAACTCAGACATTCAATAATTATGCAACAGCAAGAACAAGTTTGTATGATGATGCTGTTCTTCCATTGGCTGATGATATATTTGGCAAGCTTGAAGAGATTTTTAAGCGCCGTAAGATGCTGGATGAAAAGTTCAGAATCAGTTATTCTTTAAATGATATATCTGCTTTGCAGCAGAGAACAGCTGATTGGGCAAAAAGTTTAAGCGAGATTGGAGTGCTGACTGACAATGAAATCAGAGCAGAACTCGGATATGATTCTTTTAAGGGTGGCGATTATATTTACAAACCATCAAATGTTTCTGTTATAGCTGGAGAAATTGATAATTTATCAGAAAAAGACAGGAAAAAGAATTTTATTAATAGAATGAAAGAATTGGGCTGTACAGGAATGGAGGCAAATGAACTGTGGAAAAAGACCAATTAAAGCAATTAAATGCAAAAATACAACTTGACAGCAAATTTAAGCCAAAAGCAATAAAAATTCTTGACAAAATGGTGAAAGATTTTGAAAAATTGTATTCTAAAAAAGGTGCTGTTTTTGATTTTAGTGAATACATTTCTGATTGGGAAAGTGCTCTTGAAAAGCATTATAAAGATGTATGCGAAAAATTTGCAGGAATTGCTTCTGAAGAGTTGAAACAAGAGCTCAGCGAAGAAAAACAAGAGCTTTTTGAGGCAGCCTTGCTGGTTATGATGGAAAGAAGAAAGGAAGAGTCAGCAAAAAGCATAGTTGATACAACATCAGAGCAGACAGAAGATAGTCTAGAAAAGGCATCTTTATATCTTCAGCAAGAAAATATTCAGCAGAATAACAAGATTTTGGCAGCAGTAGCAGCAGAAATTCTTGCAAACAAGATTGATGGAAGAGCAAAGACAATTGCAATGACAGAAACTCAATTTATTGCAGAGACTGTTAAAAATATAGAAGCAGATTGCATCACTAATAACAGAAATGAATATTTGCAAGCTGCAATTGAGCGAAATCCATTTTACATTTCATCAGAATATATGACTGG